TCCAAAAAAATTAGCGAAAAGCTATTTACAAATTAGCGAAAAGCTAGTATAATAACTAGCGCAGAGATAAATTAGATACTAGCTAAATAATAACACTCACAAGCTAGAAAATCAACAAGAGAGGTAAAGAAAAATGAAAAAGCTGAACATCACCACCAAAGAACTCGAAGAAGCGATGAACGCCGTTCTGAAGCAGGCCCGCAAGATGGAGGATTCCGACGAGCCGGAGGAACGCCGCCACGGCTTCGGCATGGAGAGCGCATTGACCGCTCTTTCAATCTATCTTGGTCTGTAAGGAGGACGACACAATGAACGCTGCATCTATCAACATCCCGGTGAACTTCATCTCGACTTGCGATGCTACCCTTAAACGGTACGCCGCCGCGCAGTCTGACGCAGAGCGTCGGGCCATCCTCGACCGCCAGACGGTGCAGGGCCTCTGGTGGGCAATCGGATTCGTCCGCAAGCTCCAAACCGCCTATATGAGCGAGCGGGAGCTGAAACACGCAATCCGGCTCACGCACTTTCGTGGTGCTGTGTGCCCGGCATTCAACGCCTGATAAGGAGGTCTGAACGATGAAAAAGGAAACGCTGAAACCGTGCCCTTTCTGCGGGCAGGAGCATACGACCATCACTGAATCTAATACTGAGGGCATTCGGATTAGATGCCCGAAATGCAATATCACATTTACCCGCGATTTTTATGAACATCGCGGGGAATTGGGCAGGCAACGAACTATTGAAGCGTGGAATACTCGCCCTGAATAACCCCGCCTGATGATGACCCTGCGGCAAGGGTCGAAACGCCCGAAAGGGCGTCGCGGGAGCCACCGCACAACTTAGACTTTAGGAGGATTTCAAAATGTCCAATGCAGTTATCGCCAGCTTCAGCACGTTCAACGAGCGCCGTTATGGTACGCCGTGGGTCTGCGCTATGACCCCGATGGGTAAGTTTGACTTCTCCGCGGACGTCGGCACCTACACCGGCAACGGCTACCACGGCGAAGCAGGTGATCTTGTTGTTTTTGAACCGGTCACCGGTCAGGTGTACGGCTACGGCCAGAAGGACTACCGGGGTAACAACACCGAGCGCAACTTTGCGAAGTGGACCGGCTCTGAGTTCGTCAAGTGCGACAAGCTGGGCCGGGAGAAGGAGGCTGAGTAAGAGATGGCGATGCACGAAGAGTATCTTGCGCAGGTCAAGTTCGCATTCGCTCCGACGCGCTGGGCGAACGCCATCTGGCACACGTCGCCCGCTGCCAAACGGTACGCCGGGACGCTGGAGGAAGCGCAGAGCGCAATCCAGACCATCGCGGGCCGCTACCCGGACGACCCACAGCAGAAGGTTATCGAGAGCCGCATCCGCGTCCGGCTGGTCACGGATTGGGAGGACGTCGAGGGCTGAAATGCAACCCGCCTGACGATGGCTGCTTGGCAGCGGCCGAAACCACCCGGCAGCCAGCCGGGGAGGTCGCGGGAACCACCGCAACCAATCAATAATCGGAGGTATGAAAAATGTCTGCAAATGTTGAAACGATGTTCTATGTCCGGGAGAAGCCTTGGCACGGTCTGGGAACCATGGTGCAGGAAGCACCCACCAGCGCAGAGGCGCTGAAGCTGGCCGGTCTGGACTGGACGGTCGAGGCCCGCGATATGTGGTTGAACGGCGGCTATGAGCCGATTCCCGGCTACAAGGCAAACGTCCGCAGCTCGGACAACAAGGTTCTGGGCGTGGTCAGCAACAAGTACCGCATCGTCCAGAACGCGGAGGCTTTCGCGTTCACAGATTCGCTGATCGGCGGCGATGTCCACTATGAGACCGCTGGCAGCTTGCTGGACGGTAAGAAGATTTGGCTGCTGGCAAAGCTGCCAGATTCCGAAATCTGCGGGGACAAGACCGAAACCTATATGTGCTTCTCCAACACGCATGACGGCTCCGGCGCCGTCCGCGTCTGCATGACCCCGGTTCGCGTGGTCTGCAACAACACGCTGAACCTTGCGCTGGATACCGCGCAGCGAGCATGGAGCGTCCGTCATGTGGGCGATATCAACACCAAGCTGGTAGAGGCCCGGCAGTGCTTAGACATGGCCAATAAGTACATGGACGAACTTGCAACCCGCGCCGACCAGATGGCAAACACCACGGTCAGCGATGCCCGGCTGCGGGAGGTTCTGGACAGCCTGTTCCCCGAAGCGGACGATATGACTGACCGACAGAAGCGCCATGTGCAGGACATGAAGGACGGTTACATGGTCTGCATGATGGCTCCTGACCTCGTGAAATTCCGCAATACCGCATGGGGCGCGGTGAATGCAATGAGCGATTTTGTCACCCATAGCGCACCGCACCGCAACACGAAGGACTATCAGGCGAACAACTGGAACAACGTGATGAACGGCCACTTCCTGATGGATGCCATGGCAAAGGCCGTTGCTCGGTAAGTAAGAAATGGAGGGCTAAACCATGTTCGACATCAACGACAAGACCCGATTGGAGGCAGCCTACATTTTTTTGCGCGCAATGAGCGCCGCGCCGGTTCCGGCAGAGAATAAGGCCAGCCGGGACGTTCTGGTTGCCACCGTTAAGCGCGAAATCCGGGAGTTTAACCGCCGTCCAGCATCGGATAGCTGCATCGTGGAAGAGCGTGGCTGTGACGGTTATATCGAGCTGGTGCAGCTCCCGGCAGAACTGGACGACGTACACAAGGCCGATGCAGCCGACTGGTTCCGGGCGAATCGCTACTTAGAGTTCTATCCGACGCCCTACGACTGCTCCGGCCAGAAGTTCACGAACTGGTTTAAGTTGTTCCGCCGTCGCGGCCACTGGTTCGCATATCATTCGGTGAGCATCGACGTTTGAAAGGAGGTCACAGGTCATGAGAAAACGCATAGCCCCGGCAACGCCCCCGGTGGGCAGCTACCGCAACATTCCGTATTTTGCGCTGAGGGGCGTTTTCCGCCAGCGCGGATACCGCGACCAAGAGGTTGCCGAAGCACTGGGCATGAAGCCGCCCACGCTTTCCCGGAAGATGGGCGGCCATGCAGAATGGAGCAGCAGCGAGATTGAAGCCATCTGCGAGCTGCTGGAGATTTCGCAAAAGGACGTCGGGAAGTTTTTCTTCCCCCAGATGCAGAAAGGAGCCTAAACAATGGGGTACGAAATCAACGAAGAGATGGCCCGCAAGGCCCACGAGATGCGCTCGTTCCGGGACTACGTTCCGGGCAAGGCCACGGCGGACTATCAGAAGCAGGTCGCCAATGCGCGGGAGATTGCAGAGCAAGCAAAGTCCCGCTGCAAGACCACCGCACAGCGCAACCGGGTGGATGGGATGCTCGATAAGTACGAGCGGACGTTGGCCTTTGCAATCAACCGGGAGAACGAGGTTGGGACATGGTGCCCGAGCGTCCTGATTGTCGGCGGCGCCAATTTCCCTGTGAAGAAGAAGGAACGGCAGACAGATGCTTGGGAGGCGAATCTCGCCAACTACAATAAGGCTGCTGAGCTGCTGGAGCGCATCCGCAGCTATGCACTCAACGCACCGGTCACGAGCCGCGACCCTGAAGTGCTTGCAGCTCTGAATAAGAAGCTGGAGGACGAAAAGAAGAAGCACGAACACATGATCGTCGTCAATAAGCATTTCCGCCAGTTCGGCACAGTGGAGGGCTGTGAGGGCGTTGGCCCTTGCGAACAGGCCATGATTGAGGCCCGGATGAAACAGTGGGGCGACCGTGCGCCGTTCCTGCCGTGGCAGTTGAGCAATTCGACGGCCCGCATTCACCGGCTGGAAGGCCGTATCAAAGAAGTTGAGGCCGCCGCCGCGGCCAACGCCCAGCCGGTTGAGGTTGCGGAACTTCCCGGCGTTACCTACCACGAGAACAGCGCTCAGATGCGTGTGCAGCTTATTTTCGACGGCAAGCCGGAACCGGACATCCGAGGCATTCTGAAAAGCCATGCTTTCCGCTGGTCGCCCTCTCAGGGCGCATGGCAGCGCATCCTCAACGAAAACGGCAAGAGGGCGGCCCGCGCCGTGCTGGAAGAAATCAAAATGCTTCAGGGAGGACAGAACGATGAATGAAGAAGCCATCAACGTGAACCTTTACGGCAGCGGTTCAAGGGACTGCCGTCTGCGGGCGGAGTATATTTTCTGCGACCGGGCGAATGAATGCTCTGCATACAAACAAAGAACCTGCTTTGCTGTGACGGTGCCTCTTTCGAGGCATTGCATGGTCGGGAGCGTGAGCCGGGTTGACGGAGGCACGAAGCGTTCCAAGATGTACAACAAGATTCGGGATGCAGCAAAGGCACACCCGAATTACTCTGTCCTGAATTTTCCCTTTAATGAAAAACTCGTCAGAATCGGGAATGACGCGCTTGTTGTGCTGCGGTATGTCGGCCTGAAGCTCAACGAAAACGGAAAGCTGATTGACGACGGCCTCAGTTTCGGGATGAAAGAGATGACCTATATCCCGGAGAAGTATTTCACGGCAGAAAACATCTTGACAATCTGCAATGCGCATCCCCATACGCTTTTTGGATATGGCGAAGTCGGAGAATATCAGGCCGATGAAGTTCCATTCTTTCTTCTGAGGCTCCGCGCCCTGTTCCCGGAACTGTACGAGGCGGTGGTTGAAGCTGACCCTAAGCAGGGCGAAAAGACCCCGAATTTTGTTGGAAAGCGAGCGAAGCTGCTCACGCTCAAAACGAACTGTGAATATCGCTCCAAGAACTACGGGACATTCTTCTTTGATGGCAAGTATGCCATTTTCGACGATTACCGCACAGCATTCAGACCTTTCGACGGCGGAAAAATGACCGCCAAAATTGAGGTCACCGAGGATTCCGTCATAGAAATCAGCGACAATGCGCAGGTAACGAAAGACACGATTCTTGTATAAGGAGACACTCTCATGAATGACAAAGAACGTCAGAGCGCAGCTGACATGGAGGAAGCCCGCGCAAAACTCCTTGAATGCTTCCCCGGCAGCTTTATCAATGACCGGGACGAGTTTATTGCTCACCCGCGCACGAACCAGTATTTTATCCTGCGGGACTGTAAGACCGTTGAAGCGGTCGAGGCAAAGATGCTGGAATACCTTTCGCGGCCCGCGTTCAAGACGCAGCCGTATTCGCAGGAGTGGAGGAACAGGAGGTTCCACGAGTTTATGCTGGCCGGTGTCAATGCTTTTCTGGACACAGACTTCTCGGAAGAGGATATGGAGCTGATTTATACCTATATGGGCTGCGGCATCAAGCACGGCTTGATGATGGCCTTTATCGACCACGACATGAGCATGAAGTGGCTGAAAAATTGGATTTCTGAAAACTGAAAGGAGCTTTTATTATGAACGGAATGGTTTATCGCGGTGAAATCTATTATGTGCTGCCGGAGGGCAACGAGGTCGGCTGCGAGCAGCGCAGCGGGCGGCCCGGTATTGTCGTCAGCAACAACCTGAACAACAAGAACGCCGCCACGGTCGAGGTTGTCTACCTGACCACCAAAGAGAAGAAGCCGTTGATTACGCACGTCTTTATTGACAGCGCACAGCGCCCCTCTACCGCAATCTGCGAGCAGATCACCACCGTGGACAAGACCCGCTTGAACGATTATTACGGCAAGCTGACGCAGGGCGAGATGGAGGCTGTGGAAGTCGCCATAATGGCCAGCCTTGGCCTCGACAACTACCTGTCCAAGCCTCAGCCCGCGCCGGTCGTGGCTGCTACACCCGCTCCAGCTGCCGTCCCGGCGGCAGCTGCAAAGTCCTCTGAGGGGGGGCACTCGCACGAGGACACCGAATTTATCAAGGTCTGTGTGCAGCGTGACACCTACAAAGAGCTGTGCATGGAGCTGATTTCCAGAAAGTGAGGAATGAAGATGGCAAATTTTGATTTGAAGCTCTGTCCGTTCTGCGGCGGCGCGGCGCACATTCGGGACTTTGGCGGCAAGTACCGCGTCGCCTGTTCCGGCTGCGGGGCCACTGGCGGCGCTGTTTGGGTAAAGCAGTGGCACGATACGAAGTTCATTGCGCAGGGTCAGGCCGCGAAGCTCTGGAACGAGCGGGCCGTGAACGGCGCGGGCATGACAGCCTTGCAGGAGCGCGATGCTGTTCTGGAAGCACTGTGGAAGCAGCTCGATGATGTTCCAATGAACCCCGAAACGGAAGAGCTGGAAGCTGCCTTTCTGCATTTTCCGGCCGGCACAAACCGGCTGGAGGTCTGGCACTGGTTCGATGATCGTTACAGCAAAGGTGTTTCTTTCCTACTGTATGGCATTCAGGCTGACAGCCGCCGGTGTGAAATCGTCTGGGACATCCAGAAGCAGAACGACATCGAGGACGTGCAGTCGTACATTGACCAGCTCACCGATGATGAAATCCGGCAGGAGTACCGGATGGAGCGCGAAACCCTTTGCAAACTGGTCCCGACTGCTGCGGCCAAGATGCGGAAGCTCATTGACGACGATGGTTCGTGGACGTTTCTCCGAGATACGGCCATCAAAGAAACTGCTGAAGAATGCTTGAAAGGAAGCGCAAAAGAATGAAAAATCGAATTTCCTGTTTTGCTGTCGCGGCGCTGCTGCTGGCCCTGACGTTGTGGTTTACCGCCTGCGGCTCCACCTCTGCCGAGGCTGGAGCTTCCAGTCAGCCTTGCTACCACGTCACGGTTTATTCTCCACGAATAGTCAATGGCGGCATGAGGGGCAAGAAGTACACGGTCACTGTGGATAGCTTTAGCGAGCTACTGCCCGACCCGAAACTGTCTGCGGAGCGGGAGTACCAGCTGCTGCAAATTCCTCTGGGAGATGGCCGTTTCGAGCTGGTGTCCACCTCTCTGGTGGAGATCGAGTATTACTGAGGAAGGAGGCGCGAGCGTGAAAGCTGTGTTGTTAAGCATTCAACCGGTATGGTGTACCAAAATTGTTCTGAAAGAAAAGACCGTGGAGGTGCGCAAGACAAAGCCGGAGGACGTGAAGCCTCCATTCAAGTGCTACATCTACTGCACGCGAGACCGGTCGAAGGTGGGGTGGCTGCGAATGGTTCCCGGCAAAGGCTGGCAGCGGTTGGATGGTACGGTCATTGGCGAATTTGTCTGCGATAAAATTTGGGAGCTGGCCCCGATATGCCGTGCCCCGGATAACGTCGAAGAAATGGCTTGCATGGACAGAGACCGCATTGTCCGCTACCTGAACAAGTGCCACGGCTGGGCGTGGCATATCTCCGATTTGAAGATTTACGACAAGCCGCGCGAGCTGCGGGCATTCGCAGGTTTGCAAAATACGCGGTTTGGTATGCGGCCTGTGGAAGTGCAGCGGCCTCCCCAGAGCTGGCGCTATGTGGAGGAACTGAAAGATGTCTGATTCTATCGGAGAGAAAATTCGTGCAGCGCGAAAAGACGCTCACCTCACACAGATTCAGCTTGCCCAAAGAATGGGCGTGACCAAGCAGACGGTGAGCCTGTACGAGAATGGCGGGGTCAACCCGACGGCCAAGATGCTGGCCAAGTTCGCGGCTGGGCTGAAAGTCCCTGTTGGCCTTTTAGCCGGTGACGAAGAGGGGCAGCTTGCTGGACAGTGGGTCAGCATCAAGACACGGCTTCCCGAATCTGACAAAGAAGATGATATATTTGTGCCCTGCCTTGTGAATGTCATAACGTGGGATTTGGAGTGCTCCCCATTTTATCCAGATGAAAGCTATGGGGAGTATGTTTCACCTGCGATGTATGACACCGAGCAGAAAATATTCTCCGTTGGCTGGGATGGGTGTGCGAGAATTATAAACGCCTTGCTCGACCCAGAAAACACAGAAGGGAGGTCTGGCAGCCGCGTCACACACTGGATGGAGCTTCCGGCGGCCTTTGGATTCTGGGAGGCACCTCAATGAAACAATACTGCCGGTACTGCTGCAACGCCTGTCTGAACGATGACGAGCTGGCCTATTGCAGCTACAAAGACGAGATGCTTGACGGCCCTGCCCTGCGGCGGCTGAACCACTGCAAAGGCTTCAAGTTCTGCGAGATCGACGTTCTGACCCAGACACGCACCTACAAGCCCAGAGCTGCAAAGCCTCCAGCCGATACCCCGGAGGATGCTGGGCAAATGACACTGTTTTGATATGGCAAATGGGCGGAGCGCCTATTTTTTATCAGTTGACAACTAGCTGCTGGCTAAAATATTTTCAAAAATTAGCGAAAAGCTATTTACAAACTAGCTCAAAGCTAGTATAATAACTAGCGTAAACCAGCCACGCCAAAACAGAAAGGAAAATACAATATGTTCAAGAAACTGGTTCGCGCAATCTCTGAGATCAAGACGGAGAACGACCGGGACGACTGCTGGGCACAGATCGACCGGGCGTTCGAGGAGGAGAAAATCTCTTTTGAGGACCACGAGATGCTGTACAACCTGACCTCGATGGTCAACGTGGAGGGTTGAGCGATGAAGCGTTATAAAGTTTCCGTTTACAATACTGCCGAAAAGTTCTGGGACGAATACGAGGTCAACGCCGTTGACCCGGTAGACGCTCGCAACCTAGCTGTTCAGCGATTGGTTGACGAGACCGGGCACGGCTTGGACATCAACGAGATTACCGATGTACACGAAGTTGAAGATTGAACCCGCCTGATGATGGCCCCCGGCAAGGGCCGAAACCATTTTGTTGATACCAACAAGATGGTCGCGGGAGCCAACCGCAGAAAGGAGGCATAGAACGTGCCTGAATACTACACCACGCAGGAAACCGCAGAGGCCCTTGGTGTTTGCCGTCAGCGTGTCCTCCAGATGAGACTGGAAGGAAAGCTCGTTGCATACTCGCACGGAGAGAAAGGCAGCAGGAGCAAGTTCTTTTTTAAGGCAGAGGACGTGGAGAATTACAAGGCCCATCGCAACGACCCGAAGCCGCCGAAGCTGATGAAGCCGCTGGCCCCGGTCAGTGCGACGAAGAAGCAGCGCAAGAAAGCGCCGAAGAAATAAAGCAGGAGGAAAGCAAAATGCGAATGATTGGGAAGATGGCCGTCGCCGGTCTGGCAATGGTCGGCGCTGCGCAGGTGGTTTGCTGGGCAAATCGGCTCATGGCTCACGCGCTGGTCGTGTGTGGCAGCTGGGAGCCGGAGGCGGCTGCAAAGTCGGCACCGTGGATTCTGTTCGCACTGGCAAGTGGGCTGGCGATGTCCCTGTACGGTATGTACGAGGAAAACCAGCAGTATAAGCGGAGCAGCCCCTATGGGCGCGTTGAGCGTACCGAGGCGCGGAGTGCCCAGAACGGCAACAACCGAAAGGCAGGCTGACCGGTGAACCCGATGTATGATCTCGCGCTTGACGGTTACGGCCCACCGCTGGAGCCGCCCGACGACTATTATTTTCTGCCGCGTGACGCGGAGCAGGAGGACGAGAACGACAATGACGAATGAACTCACTGTCCGGGTGCAGAACCCGGTGATTCCGGCCATGATCTGGAACAAAGACGAGGTGCAGCAGAACCTCGACGAGATGCTTGCGGCCTACACAGGCCTCGTCTACACCCCGGAGAGCATCAAGGGAGCCAAAGACGACCGGGCCAAGATCAACAACTGGGACAAGCAGCTGGGCGCAGCTGTCACCGCTGCAAAGAAAATCTACTTGAAGCCGCTGGAGGACTTTCAGGCGGACATCAAGGTAATGCGGGAGCAGTGCAAAAAGGTCTCCGGTGCGATTGATGAACAGGTCAAGGCCGTCGAGCAGGCCGAAAAGGATGAAAAGGCGTCCACGCTGAAGCTGGTCTATCGGGACTGCATCGGCGAGCTGGAGCCGCTGATTTCTTTTGAACGTCTGCTGGACACCCACTGGCTGAACAAGACCTTTGACCTTGCGGAAGCGAAAAAGGCGCTGTGCAAAGCCATCGAGGGCATCCGCAGCGACCTCGACTTTATCCGCGAAAACTGCGGAGAGGACGTTGAGCCCTGCACCACCGAATACCTGCGCAACCTGAGTGTCAACGAGGCTGTCCGCGAGCATACCCGCCGCGAGAAGTCCCGCGCAGCGCAGAGGGAGGCAGAGGCCGCCAGAGAAGCGGCAGAGAGGGCGCGGAGAGCGGCTCCGGTAATTGTTCCCCCGACGGCTGAAGAACGCGAGATGCGGGCACAAGCTGCCGCAGCAACGCAGGCCGCCGCATTCATCACGCCGGATGGCCGTTTGGACGTCGAGGCAATGCAGACGATGGCCGCCGCACAGCCCAGCGCCCCGGCCCGCAAGAAGTATTATTTCTGGGTCGAGTTCAGTCCGGAGGACATCAAATGGTTCCGTCAAGCTGCCAAGGAGCGGGGCTTCCGCTTCGGCAGCATTGAATAATTTACATCATCAGGAGGTCAATTATGGGATTCACTTTACGCGCTGGTGCAGCAGCACCTACCAACACCCCTACCACGCAGAGCCGCTCTTTCGCCGCTCAGGTTCAGCAGCAGAACACGGCCATGCAGCCCGCTGTTGAATCGGCTCCGGTCGAGATCGACAGCATGGACGGCCAGCATCTTATCGTCAGCTTTGACGATGTGAAGAACTTCATCTGCAAGGATGCAACGCAGACTGAATGCCGCATCTTCCTCGAAACCTGCCGTCAGTACCACCTCAACCCCTTTACCCGCGAGGCGTACCTTATCCACTACGACAACAAGAACAGCGATTCGTCCTCTACTATCGTGCTGGGCAAAACCTGTTACCTGAAGATGGCCGAAAATCATCCGCAGTATGACGGCTTCGAGGCTGGCGTTATCGTGTTCATCAAAGACGTTGGCGAGCTGGTACACCGTGAAGGCTCCATCGTCTATCAGGACGAGGAGCTGCTGGGCGGTTGGGCCAAAGTCTACCGCAAAGACCGCAGCCGTCCCAGCTATGAGGAAGTCAAACTCTCCGAGTACGACACCGGTAAGTCCCTCTGGAGCGGCAAAAAGGCAACTATGATTCGCAAGGTGGCGCTTGTCCACGCTCTGCGCGAGGCGTTTCCCTCCACCTTTGGCGGCCTGTACGACGTCAGCGAGGTCAACGCAGACGTGGAGGCCGATTTCCGCGAGGTCGAGGATGGCGGCGAGCAGCCTGACGGCTCTATGCGCCGCCGCAAACTCAACAAGGCCCCCAAGGAAGAACCCGCGCCGCTGGCTGTTGAGGTCACCGAGAGTGACAAAGATCCGTTTGAGGGTGATGGCGAATGATTATCCAGACCAAGACAGGAGCGCAGGTTTTAGGCACCCTGTCCCGCGAACCTGAAATCAAGGAAACCCGGTCAGGAAGCCAGTTTTTGAGCCTCAGTGTCAAGGCGAGCAGCACCAAAGATGAATCCGGCAAGTGGAACAGCCTTTTTGTTGAGTGCTGCATCTGGCGCAATCTTGACCAGTGGGACGGCCTTTTGCAGAAAGGCGACGCCATCATGGCCTTTGGCCGGGAGCTGAGAAACCACGAATCCGGCGGCAAGACCTACTGGAATCTCGATGCCGACGGCATCTTTCCAGACGGCTCAGTAATTGCCCGGTGGGCGCAGCAGGGCATCGACATCATGCAGCAGCTCTACGACCAGCCCGGACAGCCCCAGACGGACGACTTCGAGCCGGTGGACGGCGAAACGCCCTTTGACCCCGGCTCTGAGCCGCCGCAGAGTGCTTCCGCGCCCGCGCCGGACAAACAACCGGCCCCGGCAGCTGCGCCCGAATATGACGACGATAGCCGCATCATCGAAACAGACGCGGATGACCTGCCGTTCTAAAACCAAAAAGAACCGGCAATAACCATTTGGTTTTTGATGTTAGAAATGAGGTGGGTGGATGGCGGACGAAAAAGAAAATGCCCGCCCAAAAGGGTTGCTGATTCCGTTCGATAAGCTCAAGCTCCTTGACATTCTGGACGATGCAGCCTTTCGGCAGGTGTTCCGTGCCATGGTTTCTTATGTTAAAGCCGGAGCTGAAATGGAAGGTCTGGAGCCTATTGAACAGGTTGCCTTTGAATCTATGCGGCCTTTTCTCGACGAGAATATAAAAACGTACCAACGCGCTGTTATTGCTCATAGAGAAGCCGGACGCAAGGGCGGCAGACCAAAGAAAAAAGAAGAAAACCAAGAGGTTTTTGAAGAAACCAGAGAAAACCAAAAGAAACCAAATGGTTTTCTCGAAGAACCAAACGAAACCAATAGCTCCCTAAAGTACAAAGTACAAAGTACAACTGATACTAAAGTATCAGATGTTACTACTGTTGTTGTTACGCAGAGTTCGACGGATGCCGACCTTGCAAAGATAGCCCAGCAGTATGAGGCGGTTATTGGAACATTCCCACGGTCCGCTCTGGATAAGCTGCAAGGCTGGCGGGAGGTGTTCAGTACCGAGATGATCCTGCTGGCTATCAACAAGGCGGCGGAATCCGGGAAGCGCTCGTGGAACTACATCAACGGAATCCTGTCGAACTGGCAGCATAGCGGAGTACATACCCCCGGAGATGCAGCTGCAAGCGACGAGAACCACAAGAGACCGACCGGCAGGAGTAGCAGCCCTCGGCAGCCGGCAGAAAGCACGAGAGACCAGCTGGCCCGCGTACTGGGCAACATGGACAAAGAAAGGGGTTTTGAGACATGACCAAGGAAGAGGCGGCGGAGCTGATCTTGATGAACGCGACGCTGTATAAGCTGGGGACCAAGCCGCTGACCGACGAAGAGATGAAAACCACCATCGACGTCTGGGCGTATCAGTTCAAGGACTACCCCGACGAGGTTGTCAAACGCGCATTCCTCGCAGCGAACCGCGTGTGCGTTTACCCCATCACGGTGGCGGACATCTTCAAGCAGCTGTCCCAGAACATCGACCCGGACGCCGAGTGGGTGGCGCTGGCGGATGCAGCGCACAGGGCGCAGAAGTACATCAGCTGGCGCACCTGCCCGATGGTGACCGGCATCGACGAGAAAGGCGGGCTGCTGCGGAGCGACGGCACCGGAGAGCTGAAAGCCCTGTTTGATGGGCTTCCCCCGGCGGCAAAGTCCTATGTCGGCAGCGTCGGTGGGCTGGAAGAACTGGCCCGGACGTCTGACCTGACCTATCGCCGGGTCGAGTTCCTGAAGCAGTCGCGGGAGGACATCACGACCGCACCCCGGGAAGCCGCTCGTCTGCGCTGCGGCCCGGAACCGGCGAGACTGGAGGCTGCCAATGCCTAAGTTCAAGGTGTCCGTCGAGTGCCATACACCCGGCAGGGATGAAATCCACTGGCTGAAGCTGGAGGCCGACGACGAAGGCGATGCAGCGATTCAAGGCATCTACCACGCCCGCGACCGCTGGCCGGATGCTTGGACTATCACGGTCCGCAAAATCCGCAAGGTGGAGGTGACCCACTGCAATGGACGTTGAGCAGCTTTCGCTCTTCACCATGCTGGCCCCGGCGCTGCCCGCTGTGGCGGTCTGCTGCATGGACGGCAACCGGGCGGACGCTGCACCCGCCGAAAGCTGGATGAAGCATCTTGTGCAGGGCGGAGAGTATGTCGTTCAGGTCGCGGGCCATTCGCTGGTACTCAGACCGGCAGACGGCACGGCAGACGACGTTCCGGCGGGCCACCGGTATTATCACTACACCATAGGAGAACGCCTGTTCTCAGGCGTCTTTGTCGGGAGGGACAAGGAGTGACGATGAAATACAAAGTGATCTTTGCAGATCTCGGCTGGTACGAGGTCAAGGCAAGGAACAAAGCGGAGGCGGAGAGCATCGCGCTCTTCGCCGCCAAGAACTTCCACCCGGAGCGGGAGAAGTTCGAGATTGAGGAAACGGAGGCGCTGCCGAATGGATGAAGAAATGACCGGCCTTTTCAGGTGCCGCAACTGCGGAGCCGTCTTCGAGGAAAAAGTGGATGTGGCGCGGTCTGTGAGCTGGGCCATCAAAGACATAGCGGAGAATCTTGGAGGGGATGGCATTACAAGCGTGTTTCACAGGACGTCTCTTCCTGAGAGGTTTGTTCTCCACTGGTGCAAAAGGGACAAGGTTTGCATCTGCGACCTTATCGGCTGGAAGGTTGGAAAGGAGGTACAGGACGATGGAAAATGATGTTCGCCCGGTTGACGCCAACGAGCTGCTGAAACAGGCCGTCTACTGCCGGGAAGAGAACGGCGCGAATGTGTACGCCGTGCCCATCAGCTGCATCTTCGCAGCGCCCACGCTGAAGCCCGAAGAGACAAAAAACAAGGAGGCTGCCCATGAGTGATGTCAAGAAACCCATCCGGCTGGCCGATGTTGGTGAGCTGGAAGCTGACCTGAAGAAGGACCTCGCCGAAGAGGAAGCCAAAGGCAAAGATGCCGACATCCTGTTCTGTGAAAGCATCAGCGATGCGCTGGACGACCTGAGCAATCTGCATACCATCGACCCGGCAAACTGCCTGAATTGGCACATCGGCAAGCCGCCGGAGCATAAATCCATATTTGCCAAGTTCAAGGGCACCAAGAAATGGCTGACCGGAATGTTTGAGACCGTGTCCAACGAGGTGCTTGTAACTATCGAGCTTCCGGACAAAACCAGAATCGTGACAGTGTCGAACACGACGGATGGCAAATGGACAGGCTGCTGCAATAACTTCCCCGGCGACGTTGTTGCGTGGACTGAGAAACCGGCACCGGCGCCGAAAGGAGTTTTTGTCTAATGTCTGATTGCATCGAACGCGGACCGCTTCTGGAGGCGTTCAAGGCGAAGTGCTGCGAGAACTGCCCCGGCGGGTATGACCGCGCAAAGTGCAAGAGCTGGTGCGATGCGGCGGACGAAATCGCACTGGTAGAAGATGCCCCGGCAGTCGTCCCGGATGTCCAGCGCTGGCGCAAGACCGCAGAAGAGCCGCCGACTGAGGCTGATGCAAATGAAGACGGCGACGTCCTGAGCATCAACAGCAACCCCTGCGACGGCTTCATAACAAATTGGCCGTGGAACATGGTGGCAGCTTTCCCGGAAAACCTCCCGGTCTGGATGCCCACGCCAAAGAAGCCACGCTAAAAAGAAACTATGGGAGATGAACACGCAAAATGACATACAAGGAGTTTTTGGAGCGCAAAATCGACATTGCGCCCCTGTCCGGTATCGAGATTGACCCCGCCGAGGTCAGCCCGGCGCTGAAAGATCACCAGAGCGTGAGCGTCCTGTGGGCGCTGCGCGGAGGCCGTCGCGGTATCTTCGCTCGCTTCGGTCTGGGCAAGACTATCATGCAGATCGAATGGTGCAGACTGCTTCAGAAGCACGAAGGCGGCCAGACGCTCATTGTGATGCCGCTGAACGTCCTGCCGGAGTTCAAGGCCGACGCTGTGAACCTGCTTGGTATGAACGAGCCGCCCTACTGCCGCACGATGGCCGAAGTGGAGGCCAGCGACGCGCCGATCATCCTCACCAATTACGAGAGAGTGCGCGACGGCGATATCGACCCGCACCACTTTACGGCGGTCAGTTTGGACGAGGCCGCCACGCTGCGCAGCTTCGGCAGCAAGACCTATCAGAGCTTTATGCAGAAGTTCAAGGGCGTCAAGTATAAGCTGACCAACACGGCCACGCCGTCCCCGAACAGGTACAAAGAGCTGATTCACTACGCCGGATTCCTCGAAATTATGGACACCGGCCAGAGCTTGACCCGCTTTTTCAAGAGGGACAGCACCAAAGCGAACAACCTGACCCTTTATCCGGGCCGCGAGCGCGAGTTCTGGATTTGGTGCGCCAGCTGGGGGCTTTTCCTTCAGAAGCCGTCCGACCTCGGATTCTCGGATGATGGTTACGCCCTGCCGCCGCTGGACATCCGGTATCACAAGCTGAACAGCCTTGACCGGCCCGCTGAATTTGAAGCCGACGGCCAGATGAAGCTCGGCCATGATGCCGCGATGGGCTTGCAGGATGCAGCCAAAGAGAAACGGGACAGCATCGACATCCGCGCCGCTGAGGTGGCCCGCATCATCGCGGAGGCCCCGGCAGATGAACATTTCGTCGTTTGGCACGACTTGGAGGACGAGCGCAAGGCCCTGAAAAAAGCCGTCCCGGAGATGGTGGACATCTACGGCAGCATGGATCTCGAAACCCGCGAGCAGCGCGTCATGGATTTCGCGCAGGGCAAGACCCGCATCTTCGGCACGAAGAAAAGCCTGTCCGGCTCTGGTTGCAACTTCCAGCGGTTCTGCCACCGGGCAATCTTCATGGGCATTGACTATGAGTTCAACGACTTTATTCAGGCCATTCACCGCATTTACCGCTTCCTCCAGAAGTCGCCGTGCGTGATTGACATCCTGTACATGGACACCGAAACGGAGGTGCTGCTGGCCCTCCAGCGGAAGTGGAAACAGTACGATGCCCTCAGCGAGCAGATGGAAGAAATTATCAAAGAATACGGCCTCGGCAGCCTTGCACTGGAGGTCTTAAAGAGAACGATAGGATGTGAGAGAGTGGAAGTCAAAGGTAACAACTACACAGCAATCAACAACGATTGCGTGGAAGAGGTCAGGAGCTGGCCGACGGACAGCATCGACCTGTATGTGACCAGTATCCCGTTCGGCAACCATTACGAGTATTCGCCCTCGTACAACGATTTCGGCCACAACCCGGATGATGCAGAGTTCTTCAAACAGATGGACTATCTGACCCCGGAGCTGCTGCGCACCCTGAAGCCGGGGCGCGTGGCTGCAATCCATGTCAAAGATCGCGTGGAGTTCGCCAACGTCACCGGTCTTGCAGCTCCCACCATTGAGCCGTTCCATGCGGACTGCATCGAACATTTCCGCAAGCACGGGTTCGCGTACTTCGGGATGATTACCGTGGTCACGGACGTTGTGCGCGAGAATAACCAGACCTACCGCCTCGGATGGACGGAACAGTGCAAGGACGGCACCAAGATGGGCGTCGGCTGCCCGGAGTACATCTTGCTGTTCCGCAAGCTGCCCACCGATTGCAGCCGTGGTTACGCGGACACTCCGGTGAAGAAGTCCAAAGAGGAATACACCCGCGCCCAGTGGCAGATTGACGCTCATGCGTTCTGGCGCTCCAGCGGCGACCGGCCTTTTACCCGGGAAGAGCTGGAAAAGATTCCAACCTCCAAGCTCCAGAACGTGTACCGGAAATTCAGCCGGGACACCGTTTATTCCTACGAGGAACACGTCAAACTCGCGGAGAGCCTCGACAAAGACGGTCGGCTGCCGTCCACGTTTATGGTCGTCGCCCCGGGAAGCTGGGACATGACCGTCTGGGACGACATCGTGCGGATGAAAACGCTCAACACCTCCCAGAGCCAGCGCCGCCAGAACCTCCACGTCTGCCCGCTGCAAATCGACATCGTGCAGCGCCTGATTGAGCGGTACAGCAATGAGGGCGAGCTGGTGGCGGACCCCTTCGCGGGCCTGTTTACGGTCCCGTATGAGGCGGTGAAGATGAACCGTAAGGGAAAGGGCGTGGAGTTGAACCCTGACTATTTCCGCGACGGCGTGGGCTATTTGGAGGCCGCAGACGCCGAAAAGGATGCACCCACCCTGTTTGACCTGCTGGAGAATGGAGCCTGAACATGAGTAATGACAACATGAGCCGGAACGCCGAGCACTACGCCGACCCGACCCCGGCTGCAGCTATGCGCAACATCAACAAGGACGAGCGCCAGAAAGAGGCCGTCCGCCTTGACAGAATCGGTAGCCTTGTGCCGCTGCTGCGCCAGATGGCCGACATCGCAGGGTTCGAAATCATGGGCCGCATCCCGCTGAGGGACAAGGCCACCGGAAAGGAGTATCGGTAATGAGTGATATGGAAGAAGTTATCGCAACCTGCCGCGATACGATGCTGACTGCATTGGAAAAGATTGGTGGGCAGAGCCTCATTTGTTCGTGGACGCGCCGGGACGGTACGGTGGTTAGGCTGTCGCTGAAAATCATGCCCCACAACGAGGACACCATTGCAGATGCCATCTGCGACATGGACGATGAGGAGCTGGCCAAGCGCCTTATCCCCATTGTCGTGAACCAGATGTGCGCAGATGGGGTTCCGACCGAGGAGGAGGCGCTGAAGTGGCTTCAGCAGCCCGCCAGCTGCCTGAAGGAGTAAGGAGGACGAAATGGCAGAACACTACAAAATTGATTGTAACCTCGTGGAGGACCGGAAGGCGCTGGTCGTCGTCCTGTCGATGAACGGCTATATCGTCCGCATGGGCAAGGAGAAGCGCAACGGCAAATCTGCCGTGATCTACTTCGTGGAGTATTGGAGGGGCGACGATGAATAGACCCAGAACGGCGGCAAGCATCCGCCGCAGCTATATTGGCGCTCGCAGCCGGGCAGAGGGCGCGGGTTTCGAGAACATCATCAACAGCGCTTGCGCGTATTACTGCTCCATCGGCCTGGCGGACGTTGAAAAGACCCCGGAACCGATGAAGCCGATTGGAAGTCCTGACCGTGCGGGCCGGTTTATCGCCTGTTACACCAAACAGGCCCAGCCAGACTACAAGGGCGTTCTCAGGGGTGGCAAGGCCGTCAATTTCGAGGCGAAGCACACGGACAGCGACCGCATGACTGCCGACCGTGTGACGCCCGAACAGGCAGCCCGCTTGACCCGCACTGAAAAGCTCGGCGGCATCGCCTTTGTCCTCTGTTCTTTCAGCGGCAGATATTTCTACCGCGTTCCGTGGGCCGTTTGGCGCGACATGAAGCGCCTGTTCGGCCGAAAGTACATCACCCCGGCGGATTTGGCAGAGTACCGTATCCGCGTTGCAGCGCCCGGAGTGCTGCTGTTTTTGGAAGGATTTGTTTGACGAAAGGAGCTACCAAATGAGTAAAAGAGAAAACCGCCGCATCCGGCAGCTGGAACGCCGCGTGGCAGAGCTGGAAAAGAATATGCCCGCGCCTGACTGCCAGATTCGCGTTGACGCGGAGAACTTCGTGCCGGAAAAGTTGGCACAGGACATCGCGGAGGCCATTGGTAAGTCCACCGGAAAGAGCGTTCAGGTGCGGCCCGCAAAGACCCGCAAAACCCTCAGCGACGCGCTGCGGGAAATCAGCGACGCGCTGCGGGAAGTCTTTGACGCAAAGTGACCGGCCTGCAGCCGGAGACAGAAAGGGGGGTGTATATGGAGATTAGAGCATGGAGAGCATGGGACCCCAAAGGAATCCTTGATACAGAAGAAGTGAAAAAGTGGTTTCAGAGCTGCCGCAATCTGGTGGAGGTCATCCACAACCAGCGTGAAAAGGTCGCCCGTCTGCGGGACGCTGCAACTCATATCACGCAAAATCTGAACGGAATGCCGATGGCATCCGGCAACGGAGATAAGATTCTGGAAGTTGTGTGCGACAGGGACGCGGAAATCCGCAAGCTGAACCACATGGAAACGGAACTGGTGAAGCGCCGCATGGAGGCCATCTCCCGCGTTTTCTGCATCGTATATGCCGAGGACGGGCACAGCATCCGCATTGCGGACTACCTGCGCAGCTATTACATCGACTGCGAGACAACAGACAAAGACGGCTATTTCAAGCTCAAAACCTACGAGAATGTCGCCGAAGAATACGGTGTGTCGGTGAAAACCGTTGCCAATGGCCTGAAGAACGGGCTGGAAGCGCTGGCTGAAATCTGGCCCGACATTACGAGGGATAGTGCATGATGCGCAAAATGCACAAAGCAAGGCGCTGATTTTTCGACACGAGCATACCTTGGCATTACCGTGCCTTGTGAGTATGCTTATTACAAGCGCAACCGCGCATTGCGGCACGGCGCTAAATAAGAGGAGAAGCAGAGCGGCACGTCACTCCCCGCTGCTTCTTCGCTTTTTATGTGGATGCAGGAAATGACGACGCGAACAGCAGGTGAACGCCGTGGCGGTCTGATTCCGCCCATCTACACCGATACCCGCCACCCCGTAGGCGGAAGTGGACGCATGATCTAATCAGTCACCGGGAGCTGCTGCGTTTCCCAAGCGCAGCGCAGTTTCCTTTCTTTTTCTCTTTTGACGGCTTTGCATACTACCTGACATGATTTTTCCTCCTATAGCATTATAACAGCTGCCCGGAGGCCCCGGAACATTTAGGCGGTGCGCGTGTATTCCGCCGGTGTGTGCGTCCAATCCATGCGCCCTGAACCGTGTCTGACCAGCACGGCGATGGGCTTTTTATTTGCCGTTGTAGCTCAAGCAGAGCGCCGCCCAGTTAAGGCGGGTCACATTGACGATACGCAAGAGCGGCCCTGTCCGGCCTGTCCCCGGATGGATTGAAACTCTTGTGGTGCTGGTTCAAGTCCAGCCATCGGCTATTATATGCCGCCCTAGCGCAACGTGGAGCGCATTCGTGGGAGTAGCCACGGAGGGTTCGATTCCGAAAGGCGGCTATCATGCGCTCGTAGCTCAGTTGGTAGAGTACAGGACTTTTAATCCTGAAGCCGTGGGTCCAAGTCCCACCGGGCGCACCAAAACAAAAACAGAGGGCTGTCCAGCAACGGACAACCCTCTGTTTCATTTTGTGGTTATGCGAGATGCAGATATCTTTCGAGGCCCTCCTGCAAGATGGCGGAGTAAGGAGCGTGAGCGGCTTCAGCTGCATCGTTCAGCCATGCGGGAATGCTCAAAGTCTTTTTGACGGCACGTTTGGTGCTGGCGGGCTTCGCGTCGATCAGCGAAACGAAGCAATGCTCTTCGGGCTTGATGTTCTGGATGGGAGTAGGAGCGGGCAGCTGCTTTCCCTCTTCCAGCACAACAGCAGCGTATCCGGCGAGAGCTTCTTTCGCACCCTCCATCGTTTCGGCGATGGTGTCACCGAAAGACTGGCAGCCCTCCAAGTCGGGAAATTCTACCCAGAAAGAACCGTCCTCTTCGTGGAAGATAGCAGGATATACAAGCGTCATACAAAAGTCCCCTTTCATTTCAGGCCGTGCCGTTTCAGGATTGCGTTTAGCAGTCCGTTCGGAACGTCTTTGCCGTGAATTGGAATCGTTTCAATTTTGCCGTCTTTTTCGAGAATATGGTGGCTGCCGTTCACGCGGACGACTTTCCAGCCATTTTTCTGCATGAGTTTCAGTAGGTCTTTATCTCGCATCTTTCAATTTCCTCCTCACCAATAGTATACTACGTATTTACGTATTTGTAAAGACGTTTGATGAATTAACGATAAATTTTTTAAGGAGGGTAGCATGATTACCAAAGAATTATTGAAACTTCCGGTTGCGGACCTTGTGCCGTATGAGAACAACCCGCGCGTGATCTCCCCGGAAGCTGTGAACGCCTGCGCGGAGAGTATGCGCCAGTGCAGCGCACTTGACCCCATCGAGGTGGACGAGAACAACGTCATTCTCAGCGGCCACACCCGCCGCCTCGCTCTGATGCAGCTCCATGTGGAGATGGCCGACGTGGTACGCTACACCGGCCTGACCGAAGAGCAGAAGCAGAAGTACCGCATCCTCGCCAACAAGACCGGCGAAATGACCGGCTGGGATTTCTCCAAGCTGGAGCAGGAACTCGCGGAGGTGGATTTCGGAGATTTCGACTTCAATTTCGACAGCGAAGCCCCGGAGGACATCTTTGACGATTCCACAGACCTGCGCAGCGAATACGACGAGCCGCACGATGAAAGGCTGATTTGCCCCTGCTGCGGCCACATCGACCTTAAAGCAAAATTCAAAAAATTTGAAGGAGTCACTGGCGATGCACAAAACGGCAATGAGTGAAAATATTCCTCAGTGCGCTGGAAAACAACAACGCTCGTCTGGATGAACTTGGTTCGATGCACTATAACCTGATGTCCTACTACTACATCCCGAAGAACCCCAAAAGAGCACTGGGAATCATCGAGCAGAGCGAGCGCATCATGATAGATTCCGGTGCGCACACCTTCCAGAAAGGCAAGACAAAGCTGGACTGGGAAGAGTACACCGAATCCTATGCGCGTTTCATCCGGGAAAACGACTGCGACAAGATAGTGGGCTATTTCGAGATGGACGTGGACAAGGTGATAGGGCTTGAACGTGTCATAAAGCTGCGCAGACGGCTTGAACAGGAAACAGACAAGATTATTCCTGTCTGGCACAAGGGACGCGGCATAGAGGACTTCTACCGGATGTGCGAAGAGTACAGCGGTAGGGTCGTTGCTATCACCGGGTTCAAAAACGAGGACATCAAGGACCACCAATATGCACAATTCCTAAAGATAGCGTGGCAGCACAACTGCCGCGTTCATTGTCTGGGCATGACCCGGCAAGATGTGCTGAAGAAAGTTCCCTTTGACTATGTGGATAGCTCTTCGTGGACGCAGGGCGTCCTATATGGCCGTTTGGGAGGCCGAAAGCTAAAAAACGAAAAGACCACTGCGGAACGCGCTGTCATGCGCCAACGCCAGTGGGAAGCTGCATACAAGGAGGCAATGAAGATGCAGGAATACTATGAAAACTACTGGTTCACCACGACCGCCAGACTGAAAAAATCTCTGGGGGGGGGGGTACTGATTATGCGCAGTAATATGAAGTCCCTCGCTTATGCCGCCATGACTGCGGCCATTTATTATGCTCTCTGCGTGGCAATCGCCCCGCTGAGTTATGGGCAGGTACAGTGCCGCATTTCGGAGGTTATCCTGCTGTTCTGTATGCACAACACCTTTGCCGTCTACGGCTATACCCTCGGCTGCGCACTGGCAAACCTGACCTCTCCGCTGGGCATTCTGGACGTGATCGTCGGCTCCCTTGCGAACCTCATTGTTGGCACATTTGCACGCAGGAGCGGCAAGGTCGTCCCGACTATCCTGTTCGGCACTGTGTTCAATGGCATTGTGGTCGGCGCAGAACTGTCCATCGTGTACGGCTCTCCGTTCCTGCTGAACGCTGTGTGCGTCGCAGCTGGCGAGGGCGTTTCTCTTCTGCTTGGTGCTGTGCTGTATAAGCTGGTGGGCAAGCGCGTCGAAAGCATCTGGAGGTGAGTTCCGATTGGCCGCAAAGGTAAGTATGAGCAGTGGCTAGAGCCTGAAGGGCTGACGCTGCTTCGTGGATGGGCAAGAGATGGCCTCAAAGACAAGCAGATTGCCGCGAATATAGGCTGCTCAGTATCGACCCTCTGCGAATGGAAAAACAAATTTCCCGAATTTTCGGAAGCACTAAAAAAGGGCAAGGACGTCGCGGACTACATCGTGGAGAATGAGCTGTTCGAGAGCTGCAAGACCCGCACCGTGACCGTCAAGAAGCCTTTCAAGCTGAAAACCGTCAAGGTGGACGGTAAAAAGCGACTGGAGGAAGAGCGTATCGAGTACGCGGAAGAGCAGGTCGTCGTTCCGGCCAACGTAACGGCACAGATCTTCTACCTGAAGAACCGGCGGCCCGAAAAGTGGAAAGACAAGCCGCAGGAGAACACGACCGAGGCCCAGAACACCGATATGCAGACCCTCGCAGACCTGTTGCAGCATCCGTTACCCAACCGCGACATCAAGGACTTTGAAGAATGAACATTCCCGCACCTTTTTCTGAAAATCAGATGCGTTTCTTCTGGGACTGCTTTGACCACTGGTTCAACGTGGCAGAGGGCGGCAAACGTGGCGGTAAGAACGTCCTTATCACCATGGCGTATTGCACCATTCTGGAGAAGCACCCAAGCAGAATACACCTGATTGCGGGCGTGTCCACGGCCACGGCGCGGCTGAATATTCTGGACTGTGACGGCTTCGGCCTGAAAAACTACTTTGAGGGACGCTGCCGGGAGGGCGTATACCAGAACCGCGATTGCCTGTATATCCAGACGGCGACCGGTGAAAAGGTCGTGCTGATTTCCGGCGGCGGCAAAGCTGGCGACGAAAAGCTCATTAAGGGCAACACCTACGGCACGGCCTACATCACCGAGGCTAACGAATGCAGCAAAATCTTCATCCAAGAAGTTTTTGACCGTACCCTGTCCAGCCCCGACCGAAAGATATTTCACGACCTGAACCCGAAAGCTGAGGCTCACTGGTACTATCAGGACGTCTTGAACTTCCACGAAGAAAAGCTCAAAGCGAACCCGAAGTACGGCTTGAACTACGGCCATTTCACCATCGCGGACAATATGAGCATATCGGACGACCAGCTCCGGGCTGTGCTGTCAACGTATGACCGGAAAAGTGTCTGGTATGCCCGCGACATTCTGGGCCAACGCAAAATGGCCGAGGGCCTTGTCTATCCCATGTTCTCGATGGAAAAGCACGTCGTCAAAGGCGTCATTCCGTACAGCTCCCGCCACCGGTACTATGTTTCCATCGACTACGGCACGGTCAATCCGTTTGCTGCTGGCCTATGGGATTTCGACCCGGTGAGCCATAAGGCTATCATGATACGCGAGCTGTACTACCGTGGAGGCAGCGCAAACCGTACTGACAACGAGGGCTATTACAGGCTGCTGAAGAAGCTGATTGGCGACATCAAAATCGAGTATATCATCATCGACCCTTCGGCGTCGTCCATGATAGAAACCATTGAAAAGTATGCAGAATGGCTTGTGGTGAGGGCTGACAACGACGTTCTGAACGGCATTCAGGACGTGACGAAGTACCTAAACATGGGCCTTTTGCTGTTCCATGAGAGCTGCAAGGAGACGTTCAAAGAATTTGACCAGTATTCGTGGGACGAAGAATCTGGCGAGGATGCTGTTATCAAAGAGTTCGACCACAGCATGGATATGATACGCTACTTCTGCCGCACGGCCCTCCGCGCAGAGCTGAAGTACATTGCATGATGGAAAGGGGGTGAACTGCTGTGAGTTTCATTTCCCGCTTATGGGGGAGGATAAAATCTATGTTTATTCGTACCGACATCGGAAAGACCTTCGGCGTGGAGCTGATTCAGTCCTCCGAGATGAACGCAGCGCTGGAGCTGTGGGACAATGTTTCGTCTGAGCGCCCGCCGTGGCGCAACCCGGACGACGACATCCGCACCTACAACATGGGAAAGCACATCAGCGACTACCGGGCGCGGCTTGTCTGCCTCGACCTCGGTGTTGCGCTGTCCGGCTCGCCCCGGGCCGACTACTTGCAGGGCATTTGCGATGATCTTATCAAGCGGCTGCCCGATAAGGTAGCAGACGCCGAGCGCATGGGCGGTATCGCCATCAAGTGGAACGGCTCCAGCTGGGACTTCCACCTGCCGGGAGAGTTTGGCATCACCAAACAGGACGGCAACGGCAACATCGTGGGCGCAATCTTCGCTGAGTACATCACGCACGGCTTCGACCATTACACCCGGCTGGAGTACCACCGGTTCAAAGATGGGCTGTATCTGATTACGAACAAGGCGTTCCTCAATCGTTCCATGAGCAACGGCCAGTATACCCTTGGCGCTGAAATCCCACTGACAGAGGTTGACGAGTGGGCGGAGATGCAGCCTGAGACACAGATCGAGCAGCTGGAAGCTCCGCTGTTCGCATTCTTCCGGCTGCCCGGCGCAAACACCATCGACCCTTCTTCCCCGCTGGGTGTGTCTGCCTTTGCAAATGCGTTGCCGGAGCTGGAGGCGCTGGATGTTGCCCTCAGCAGAAAGAACGGGGAGGTCGCAGACAGCAAGCACATCACGTTTGTTGGTCAGGCGGCTGTCCAGTACGCCAAGAACCGAAACGTGCAGCTGCCGCGCTTTATTAAGGCGCTGGGCGCTGGCGTGAACGACGACGGAAAGGCCGTCACCGAACACGTCCCCACCATGCTGACCGATGCCCGCATCAAGGACATCAACTTCGACCTGTCCATGGCCGGTGTCAAATGCGGCTTCAGCGAGGGCGTCTTTGTCATGGACGGCCAGACCGGCATGATTACGGCCACACAGGTGGAAAGCGACGACCGCGACACCATCCAGACCATCAAGGCAGACCGCGACGCTCTGCGTAGTGCAATCGAACAGGCCATCAAGGGCGCAGACGCTCTTACAACCTTGCTGGGAGCTGCACCGATTGGCGAGTACGAAACCACCTACAACTTCGGCGACATCACCTATAACTACGAAGAGGACAAGGCCAGCTGGAAAAATTACGCCTCGCAGGGCTGGATTCCACTCTGGCTGTACTTCACCAAGTTCGAGGGTATGAGCGAGGAAGAGGCAAAAAAGATGGTCGCAGAAGCCAAAGCAGCCGAAAAGGAAAAGGGCCTGTTCGACGAGGAATAACCGGAAGGGGGCTGCTCCATGCTGACACCGCAGCAGATCACAGAGCTTGCGGAAACGCTGTATCCGGCGCTGGACGACCTCAACCGGTGGATAACGCTGGACATGATACGGCGCTTCATGGCACGTCTGGGCCGCGGAGAGGACGCTGTACTGTCTGGGACAGACCGGTGGCAGACCGAGGTATACCAAGCAGCGGGCGGCCATCTGGAGGAACTGCAAAAGAAGCTGAAATTGTTCACGAAGCAGTCTGACGCCGAAATCGCGGCCATCTTTGAGGATGCGGCGGTCAAGGCGTGGGCTGCCGACTGTGCTGTCTATGCAGCAGCCGGTCACGACGTGCAGCCTTTGGCTCTGTCCAGCCGCATGGTGAGCATCTTGCAAGACGCCTACACACGGACGCAGGGCGAAGCGCACAACTTCACCCGCACAACGGCCAGTGCGTCGCAGAAGCGGCTTTTCAAGGTACTGGATGAAGCGCATTTCAAGGTCATTACCGGCGCTCAGTCCTACACGGCGGCAGTACAGGAGGGCGTGGACGAGCTGGCGAAACACCAGACGCACGTTGTCTATCCGACCGGCCATCGTGACACCATCGAAACGGCAGTTCTGCGAGCTGTCCGCACTGGTATCAGTCAGGCCACCGGCAACATGACCATGCAGGGCATGATAGACCACGATTGGGACCCCATCCGTGTATCTGCCCATCGTGGCGCACGTTACGGAGACGGCGGACACAACCCCGGCAACCACTTCTGGTGGCAGGGTAAGTTGTATAGCCGCACCGGGCGCACACCGGGCCTCCCGCTCTTCGTTGAGGCGACCGGCTATGGAACCGACGAGGGTTTGGGCGGCTACAACTGCCGCCACAGCTTCGGCCCCGGCGACCCAAACCACAACCCTTTTCAGAACTTCGACGAGGAAGAGAACCGCAGGGTCTACGACCTCACGCAGAAGCAGCGAGCCAAAGAAGCCCGAATCCGGCGTGAAAAGGTCGAGATGGCAGGTTATCAGGCAGCAGCCGAAAACGCCACAGACGACGCTCTGCGGGCGGCTCTGGAGGATAAAGCGGCCAGAGCATCGGCAAGGCTGAAAAAGCATACGGCGGACTATGAGCGGTTCTGCCGGGAAAACAGCCTGAAGCCGCTGAATGACCGGCTGTATGTTGCACGACGTTCACAAGCAGCCGCCCGCGAGGCTGCGCACAAATCGCCCATTGGAGGACAAAACGAATGAGCAAGAAAATCTTTATCAGCCAGCCCATGAACGGCAGAACGGACGAACAGGTTTTGCAGGAACGCAAAGCTCTGATTCACTGGGCAAAGAAAAAGCTCGGCGACGATGTGGACCCGCTGGAGACGTTCTTTGACGATTTCGGCCCCGCGGCAAAACCGCTGGACTATCTGGCCCGCAGCATCGAATTTCTGGCTAAGGCTGACGTGGCCGTGTTTGCGCCCAGCTGGCAGGATGCCCGCGGCTGCCGCATTGAGCATCAGTGCGCTGCTGACTATGGCATCTCCATCATGGAGGTATCGACCTATGGCGAGCTGCTTAATGTCTGACGCGCCCTATGCGCCGTGGCTTTCCGATATTCTGGCATCGCTGGAGGAATTGAAAATCGACCGCATTTGCGTTGCGGCCCCGCTCCCCGGCGGCGAGGTGTTCACCGGTTACTACCACATGGACATGATGGACAAGGCCGTGGTCGCAACGAACATTCAGGCGGACGCCACGCTGGATGCAGTCTGCGCCAATGGCCGCCGCATTCAGGAAGCATGGGAAGCGGACGATGAAGAGGATGTGGACGATGATGAATGATTTCGACAAACGAATGAGGCGTAGCCGTAGGCGAGCCGAAATCCTTGGAGCCGTCGCGTCCATTCTCGTTGTGGTCACTGCTTTTGGCTCTGTTGCGATTTCGATTTTCCTTTACAGCGGCCTGTTCGCATCCGATATTCCTGAATGGATAAAATGGGCGCTCCTGCTCTTCAGATAAGCTCTAAATTTCAAGCGCGGTGCGGTCTGCATCGTGCTATTTTTATGCCCGCTGCGGCCGCATGAGGCCAAAGAGGGCGCAATATCAGTCTACCTGCGGACTTAACAAGGCAGGGGCAACAAGTCAGAGCGACGACTTAAAACGCTTAGTTGCTGAACCGGAGGTATCCCATGAAAACCAGTGAACTGAAAGACCTTGGACTGAATCAGGAACAGATCGACGCGGTCTTTAAGCTCAACGGCCTCGACGTGGAAAACGCCAAGGCCCCCATCGCCACGCTGACGGCGGAACGTGACGACCTGAAAACCCGCTTGGCAACCGCAGAGGACACCCTGAAAGGCTTCGATGGCAAGTCTGCCGATGAAGTCAAGGCGGAAATCGCCCAGTACAAGAAGCAGGCCGAAGATGCCGGTAAGAACTTCCAGCTCCAGATGACCCAGCGTGACCAGCGTGATTGGGTCAACGGCCAGCTGGACAAGTACGGCGTTTCCTCTCCCTACGCCCGCCGCCAGCTCGCCGCTGACGTGATGGACGAAAAGGACGGTCTGAAGTGGAAGGATGGCGCATTTCAGGGCTTCGACGACTTCATGAAGAGCGCAAAGGAAAAGGATTCCGGCCTGTATCAGACCGCCGAGGAAAAGGCGGAAGCTGAGAAGCAGGCGCAGCTCGAAAAGAAGGCTCCGAAAATCGTCGGCCCCACCGGCAAAACCACCCCGACGGAAACCAAGTACACCCCGCCCAAAATTTTCTAAACCGAAAGGAAGGTAAACCACTATGGCAAGAATCGAATCCCTTAGCATCCTGACCACCGACACTGGCAAGGAGTATCTGGCCGAGCTGTATGGCAAGGTCATTGAGAACGTGCAGAAAGCGCTGGTTTCTACCGACATGAAGAACACCGACCTGTCCGGCGACCCGACCGCTGGCACTGTGGAGGCAAAGCGCTTCGCAAACGCCACCTCCGCAAACTATGGCACTGCCCGCAAGGCTGGCAAAGGCAGCCAGATCAAGGCCAAGGCCGTGACCGTTGCCATCGACAACGACAAGGAAATCGTCGAAGAGATGGAAGAGAAGGACGTCAAGCTGTATGGCGTTGACGGCGTTCTTGACCGCCGCGCTGCGAACCACGTTCTGCGCATGGCCGCAGAGCTGGACAAAGAGTTCTTCAAGGCAGCAGATGCCGAAGCTGTCAAGGTTACTGTTGCCACCGGCGCAACTGTGGAGGATGAGCTGGAGACCGTCATTCAGGAGGCGGAGAACACTGCAAACGACTTCGTGGACGGTGTGCCTCGCTCCATGATGCGGCTGGTCACTTCTACTGCCTACTATGGCAAGATTCGCAACAACCTCGACAAGATGTCCCGCGCCAACGTGGACACTGCGGCAGAGGAGTTTTACGCATGGCATGGCGTCGAGGTCAAGTCCTGCACCCATCTGCCCGCTGGCTGCGATTACCTGCTGATGGTTGACGGCGCTGTGGCGCAGCCTGTCATGGCAAGCACCTACACGGCCGAGAAGATCCCTCTGTCTGAGGCCACCGCTGTCAGCCTGTTCTATCACTTCGGCACCAAGGTCGTCACCCCTGACCTGATTTTCAAGAAGAAGGGCGCAGAGTAAGAGAAAGGAGCTATCATAATGGCAAAGTTTAAGAACATCGTCACCGGCAATGTGCTGGAGACTGACAACCCGCTGACCATCAAGCTGATGGAGAACAGCGACCGCTATGAAGCTATGGACGCGCCCGCCGTTGAGGCCGCAGCGCCCACCAAGAAGTCCGGCAAGGCAAAGGCCGCAGCGGCAGCCGAAGAGGACGCCTGAGCGGAGGTGTAAACCATGGCGTATGCGGATTATGAATTCTACTCCACCCGGTATTTTGGCGACGAGCTGACCGAGGCGACCGCGCCGAAATGGCTGGAACGTGCGAGCGACGCTGTTGATACCATCACCTTCTACCGGCTGGCGCAGGGTATGCCCGAAGATGACGCTCATGTTGTCCGGGTGAAGAAAGCCGTGTGCGCTCTGGCAGACATCCTCTTCCGCGTTGAGCAGCAGCGCACAGCAACGGCGGCCAGCAAAGATGCACAGGGCAATCTCCGGCCCGCCGTCGCCTCTATGACCTCTGGCAAGGAATCTGTGTCCTATGTGCAGTCTGCGGAGGCGTCCGTGTACGCAAAAGCTGCATCCGACAGCGCGGCGCTGAACGTCCTGCTGCAATCCGAAGCAGAACGCTATCTCGCCAACGTTCCCGGCCCGGATGGCGTGAACCTGCTGTATGCGGGGGTGAGATGATGCACGACCAGACCATAACGCTGTACAACTACCATGAACCGTCTGGCCTCTGGTATACGACTGTGTTTGAGGGTGTGCAGCTTGCTGCGGCCAGTGCGAGCAGCGCGACGACGCACGGCAACAACGGCGGCGATTCGGTGAGCATCATCATACCGGCGGCAGCGGACAAAACGGCAGCCTCCCGGCAGTACATCGGCCCGAAAGCCTTTGCAGCGCGGGACGCCCCCGGCGAGCACTTCACATTCTGGCCGGAACATGATTTCGTCGTTGTCGGTAGCTGCCCTCTGGAGCAGCCTGTTTCTGAGGATGACTACGACAACGGCTTATACCACGAAATGAACCATGAACAGGATGAAGTCTACATGATTACTTCCGCATCGTTCTACGGCCTCATCCCTCATTTCGAAGTGGAGGGACGCTGAATGAGCGATACGGAGCATTTTCAGGGCTTTTCCTGCGTCCATGGTCACTTTTATGCAGAAATCCATTTCGACCGTTTTTCACGGCAGTTTGCAGCCGCTCAGGAGTGGCTGGCAGAACAGGTGCTTGCAGACTGCAAACCGTTCATGCCGATGGAGACCGGAAGTCAGATTCAGCGCTCGTATGTGGACGAGGGCGGCAAGCGGGTCGTATTCCCCGGCCCCTATGCACAGTATCTGTACGAGGGCAAGGTCATGGTTGATTCCGAGACCGGCAAAGGCCCTGCGAAGATACCGGACGGCTCCGGCGGCTATCTACTCCGGTTCCGCAAGGGCGCGACGCTCGTTCCGACCAGTAGGCCGCTGACCTATTCGACGACTGCGAACCCACAGGCTACCGACCACTGGTTCGATGCCGCGAAGGCGGCGAACGAAGAACGCTGGCTGAACGGAGTAAAACGCATAGGAGGTAGAGGCGAAGATGCCTAAAGCAAATACCGCCGTCAAGTTTGATGTTGACGGTTCTGAAATCATGAGCAAGGTGCTGATGGAGCTGCTCAACACCTGCCCCGCACTGTGCGGCAGGAGAATCGCATTCTCCACGCTGGGCGAGGATGACGGCCTTGCATTCTTCCCTTCTGTGGGTGCGGCTATCACGTCCGAGAAAGAAAGCATCACCGGGCACGTCAATCAGGTCTGCGCTTATCCGTTTGACATCGTGCTGCGCTGCGCTCCCAAGACGGAAGCTGCAAGGATGCGGAGCAAAGAGCTGCTGGACGCTATCGGGCGGTGGCTGGAACGCCAGCCGGTCACGGTGAACGGTGAGATGCACACTATGGACGCATACCCGGCTCTGACGGAGGGAAACCGCAAAATCAGGGCCATTTCCCGCACAAGCCCCTCGCGCCTGAATGCTGTGTACCAGAACGGCGTTGAGGACTGGCTGTTCTCCGGCAGCCTGAGATACGAAAACAATTTTTGCAGATAAGGAGAGAACAACATGGCAGAGAAAATCGAACGTAAGCTGCTGGCTCACTATATCGATGCCAGCTTTGACACCACCGGGAACACCCCGAAGTATGTCCGTCTGGGTAAGGACCTCGAGGAGTACAACCTCGAACTGAACCCGGACGTTGAGGTGTCGAAAAACATTTGGGGTGAAAGCACCATCAAGCACAACGGCTACGAGCCGCAGAGCGAGGTGGACCCCTACTATGCAGTGGAGGGCGACCCGCTGTATGAGAAGCTGGAAGCTATCGCAAATGGTCGCCTGACCGGCAACGACTGCATGACCACCACTGTGGATGTGCTGGTTGACAGCAAGGGCAAGGTGGCATGGGCATACCGCGAGAAGGTTATGGTCGTGCCTACCTCCGTGGGCGGCGACACCAGCGGTGTGCAGATTCCGTTCACCATTTACAACGCAGGCGAGCGCGTCAAGGGCAACTGGGACACCACGACCAAGGCATTCACCGAGCTGCCCAGCTCCGGAGAGCAGGTATAAAACAACAGGCAGAGCACAGGGCGGTCAGCGAGGGTTGGCCGCCCTTTATCTTTAGGAGGACAAAATGGAAAACGAAAAGACCATGAATTTCCCGGAACCCGAAAAGAACGTCGGCATTGTCATCGACGATGGCACGGAGGAAGTGCCCATCACGAACCTGCGCGGCCAGCGCGTCGGCGTGTTCTATGTGCGCCCGACCGACATCGGCATCGTGCACCGGTATAACGACTTCGTGAAGAAGTTTGACAGTGTTCTGGAGCCGGTGCAGCAGGTCAATCTCAACAGCGACGGTTCCGCAAAGGATGGCGACGACCGCACCATTGCCGCCTTGCAGGAGGCCGAAAAGCGTCTGTCCGACGCGCTGAACACCCTGTTTGATGGCAATTTCGCTGAGGCATTCTTCGGCAAGATGAACCCTTTCTCCATTGTGGGCGGTCGCTTTTACTGCGAGATTGCCATTGAGGCCGTCGGCGCATACATTCAGAATCGCTTTGACCACGAGATGAACCTCGCACAGCATCGCGTGGACAAGTACACTCACGGCTACCGCACCGGCAAGCACCGGAACGGTAAGCAGCGCAGAGGGCCGCAGCGGTGATCGGCGAGCTTCCCACCCGGCTGGATGTCAATGGCGAGAGCTATGCCATCCGCACGGACATGAAAGACGTGCTGAAAATCTTACAGGCGTTCAATGACCCGGAACTGAAGGACGAGGAAAAGGTCTATATCTGCCTTGTCATTCTCTATCGGGACTTCGACAAGATGCCGCAATCGGACTACGAGGCCGCATACAAGGCGGCTGCGGAGTTCATAGACTGCGGCCTCCACTCCGATGCAGACAAGAAAAGGCCGACGCCCCGGACGATGGACTGGGAGCAGGATGCACCAATTCTGTTCCCGGCTATCAACCGGGTGGCAGGTTGTGAGGTGCGCAGTATCCCGCATCTGCACTGGTGGACCTTTATGGGCTACTTCATGGAGATCCATGACGGCACATTTGCTCAGGTCATGGCCTTGCGCAGCAAAAAGGCCAAGGGCAAAAAGCTGGAAAAGTGGGAACGCGAGTTCTGGGCCGCAAACAAAGACCTGTGCACTTTGAAAGTGAGAAGGAGCGCAGAGGAACAGGCCGAAATAGACCGGCTCAACAAATTACTGGAGTAAGGAGGTGGCACTGATATGGCACAGGCAGACGGCTCCATTGTCGTTGACACTGAGCTTCAGACCGAAGGGTTTGACAAAGGGAGCAAGGACATGCAGCGAGCAGTCAACTCCCTGCAATCCAAGGTTGACGGCCTCGCGCCGACCATGAAAAAAGCAATGCGCGGCAGCGCCAGCGCCTTAGAATCTTTTGATACCAAGGTTGGCCCGCTGCAAGAGACGATTGCAGCTCTGGAAGATAAGATGGGCCAGCTGGGCAAGATGCGCATTCCGACTGACGACTATTCGTGGCTCCAGACGGAGATTGCAAAGGCCGAGAAAGAGCTTGACAAACTGCTCAACAAAGAGGCCGCATACGAGGATTTGGACGTGAGCAAATCTTCGCAGAAGTGGAAAACGCTGCAATACAGCATCGAGCAGACCGAACGAAAGCTGGAAGAATACCGGGCCGAGGCGGCGCAGATGGAGGAGAATGGAACCTCTCACACGTCTGGCGCAGATTCTGCGGAGTATGACCAGCTGAGTACGGCTCTCGACGCCGTGAAAGAAAAGCTCGACGGTATGGTGCAGAAAGTGGAGCGCGGCACATCTGCTTTTGCAAAGTTCGGCAGCATTATCGGCAAGGGCGTTGTCGGCGGCCTGAAGGGCATGGTTTCCATGCTGGGTAAGGGCGCGGCAGCCATGCTGAAATTGTCCCTGCGGGCAAAGAAAACGCATTCCAGCTTCAACAACGGAATCGGAACGCTGCTGCGGTATGGTCTGGGCGTTCGCTCCCTGTTTACCCTCATGAGCAAGCTGCGCAGCGCGTTGGTGGACGGTTATAAAAATCTTGCCCGGTATTCCAGCCGGACAAACGCCGCGATATCGTCCCTCATGTCTGCGCTGACGAGGCTGAAGAACAGCTTTGCAGCAGCGTTTGACCCCATTCTGAGGGCGGCAGCTCCGGCGCTGGTTACGCTCATTAACCTGATTTCTAACGCGGTCTCCAAGATTGGTATGCTGACGGCTGCGCTGACCGGCGCAAAGACCTTTACCAAAGCAACGACCATTCAAGAGGACTACGCAAAGAGCCTCGATAAAACGTCCAAGTCGGCGAAAAAGGCGAAAGCTGTATTGGCCAGCTTTGACGAGCTGAACATTCTGGACGACAACAGCAGTGACAGCACGAAGGATGACGGCTCCGTTGACCCATCCAAGATGTTTGAGCAGGTTCCCATCGACAGCGCGGTGCTGGACTTTGCGGACAAGCTGAAAAAGGCATTCGAGGAAGCAGACTGGAAAGGCCTCGGCACTTTACTGGGAGACAAAATCAACGAGCTGGTGGACAGCGTTGATTGGTCTGGCTGGGGAACGAAAATCGGCAAGGGCATGAATGCCGCCATCCAAACACTGTACTACACCGTGGATACGGTGGACTGGGTGAACATCGGCAAGCATCTGGCCGAGGCGGTCAACAGCATCATCAATGAGGTTGACTGGGACATCTTCGGGCGGCTGCTGGCAAAGAAGTTTACCGTGGCGCTGGATTTGGCCGGTGGTTTCCTGAAAGAGCTGGACTGGACGGCTGTGCTTCAGGCGTTCACCAGCGGCTTCTCTGGCTTCTATAACGAGTTGCAGGAGTGGCTGGAGAGCAAAGACTGGTATCGGATTGGCGAGATCATCACCGCCAAGCTGTCCGACGCGCTGCGTAACGGCAACGTGGAGGGTGCAGTCAAGAGTTTCTTCGACGCTTTCACGGAGGCTATCAACTCGCTGGCTGACCTGATGGATGGCATCGACTTCTATCAGGTGGCAAAGGACCTCGTTGAAATGCTTGTCCGGGCTGTGTCTGGTGTGAGCTGGGACGAGCTGACGGAGGCGCTGGGCCGCCTTATCGGTGAATCCGTTGATGCAGTCATTCAGATTCTGGCCGGTTCTCTGGCGGATGTGGGCAACTACTTCAAAGAGAAAACGCAGGAAGCTGGAGGCGACGCTGTTGCGGGCTTCTTCCTCGGCATCAAGGACGCTATCTTTGGCGTTGGTGCATGGATTGTAGATAACATTTTCAAGCCGTTCTGGAACGGCATCTGTGATGCGTTCGAGATTCACTCGCCATCCAAGAAGATGGCCGAGGTCGGCAAGTTCATCATGGAGGGCCTGAAGAACGGTATCACCGGGGCCATTTCCGCCGTGGTGAATTCCGTGAAAGAACTGCCCGGTCAGATCGTGGCGAAGCTCAAGGCGACGAACTGGGTACAGGTCGGCAAAGACATCATCGGGGCCATCTACAATGGCTTCGTGGCCTTGCAGACTAAGCTCCCGGCTGCGATGCAGACCATTGGTGCGGCCATCAAGAAAAAGCTGTCCGACATCGACTGGCTGACCGCGGGCAAGAACGTCATTGGCGCTATCTATAACGGATTTGTCGCGCTGCAAACCAAACTCCCGACTGCCTTAAAATCCATTGGCGACGCAGCGAAAAAGAAGCTGTCCTCTATCGACTGGGTGGCAGCAGGCAAAAATGTTATCGGGTTTATCTACAACGGCTTCGTGGCCTTGCAGACGAAACTTCCACTTGCGTTGAAGTCTATCGGAGACACGGCAAAGAAAAAATTCACGGACATCGACTGGCTGGGCGTCGGCAAAAACGTCATCCTCGGTATCTACAACGGCATCAAGAATACGCTGAAAAAGCTGTCTGAAGCTGCTGGACAGGCATCCAACTGGCTGATTAACGCCTTTAAGGATGCACTGGGCATCCATTCTCCCTCCGTTGAGGGCGAAAAACTGGGCTATTATTTTGACGCCGGTGTTGCAGAAGGTATTACCGGCAATGCGGATACGGCCGTGGATGCAGCTGGTGATTTGGGTCTGGCTGTGTACAATGGCGCAGATGATGCGCTGGACGGCAAGGGCGAACTGCTGGGAGAGGGCTTCGTTGATGAAACGGTTGACGCACTGACCAGCAACATGAACCGTATTTCCGATGCACTCTCTTCCGGCAAGGGCATCTCCAACATCAAGGGCATTGTCGAAGCGGTGAAGAGCGGCGACTGGGCAACCGTGACCAAAAACGTGGCCCTTGGTCTGTTCAACTCCCTCGACAAGAACTTCAGAACCAACGTCACCGGTTTTGTGGCAGACTCTCTGGACGCGCTGAACGCCGGATACGACGAGCAGGGCTTCTTAGGCATGGCAAAAGCCGCGGTGAACATCGTCACCGGCCTGAAAAGCAATCTGTCCTCTGCGAGCAACACCACCATTCTGAAGAATGCTGGCAAGGGCTTGGCCGGGAGCATCAAAACAGGCATGGAGGGCGGTTTGCCTGACCTCTGGACGCTTGTTTCGAGCATCCCCGGAAAGATTCTGGAGCTTCTGTCCGGCGGCTTTGATGAACTGAAAAAATGGGGCAGCGGCCTCATTGACTGGCTGAAAAAGCTGTTTGGTGGCGGGTCTGGTGACATCCAGAAGACCGCAAATAGTTTCCTCCAGAATGTAGGCAACGCTTTTAAGAAGATGTTCTCCGGCACGACCGACGAAGGCAACTCGTTCATGTCGAATCTGGGCGACCTGTTCAAAAACGGTCTGTCTGGAATCAAGAACAATACCTCCGGGCTGCTGGGCAACATCAAAAATCTGTTCAGCGGAGGGTTTAAGAACATTTCCTCCGGCGCATCTGGCCTGTGGAACTCTGTCAAGGGCTTCTTCAGCAACGGATTGTCGGGCATTGCGTCCAATGCAGGGTCGATGATCTCCAACATCGGCTCGGTGTTCAGCAACGGATTCTCTAGCATAGCATCCGGCGCATCGGGTCTGTTCTCTAAACTCGGATCGCTATTCAGTGGCGGGCTGTCTGGCATCGCATCTACTGTCGGCGGCGGACTGTCCAGCATTGCCGGGTCTGTGGGTTCTACCATCGGCGGCATTGCCTCCACCGTAGGCGGCGGGCTGTCTGGTCTGGTAACATCCATCGGCGCGGGCATCGGTTCTATCGGTGCAACGGTCAGCGGTGGTCTGGGTACGCTGGCATCCGGCGCAGCTGGTGTGGCTGGCACAATCGGAACAACACTCTCCGGCGCGGTAGCTACGGCGGGTACTGCCCTCGGCGGTCTGGGTACTACGCTGGCCGGACTTGCCACGGCGGGCGGGCCTGTCGGCCTTGCAATCGCTGGTGTGGGCGCATTAGGCGTGGGTCTAGTGACTGCTTATAACAAGTGTGACTGGTTCCGCGATGGCGTTAATAATGCCTTTAATGCCATCAAGAATACCGTTACTAATGTTTGCAAGGGCATTGGTAATGTGGTCAGCGGAATCTGGGATGGCGCAAAAAATGTGGTTTCCGGCGCGGTCAATGTCGGCAAAAACATCATTACGGGCATCGGTACTGGCATTAAAAATGTCGCATCCGGCCTATGGAATGGTGTGAAAAAAGTCGGCTCTGGCATCGTGAACGGCTTTAAGTCTTTCTTTGGCATCCACTCTCCCTCTCGCCTGATGCGAGATGAGATCGGCGCATACCTGCCCGCTGGCATTGACGAGGGCATGAAAGATGCTATGCCCGCGCTGCTGTCCAGTGCAAAGGACCAGATGGGCGATTTGGTGGACACCGTAAAGGCCGGAACTGCGGAAGCAGACGGAACACTGGCTGACAGCGACACTCCGCTGCTGTCCGAGGTTTCTGGCAAAGTAGACATCGTTGAGGGCATGGACAATGTTTTGACGCAGTTTTCCGACAAGGTGGCCGACAGCTTTACCAACCTGCTGGACCGCCTGACGGAAATCACGCAGAACGCAGGATTCTCCATCCCGGCGCTGGCGACTGGCACGGTCACACCGTACAGCGTGGAGGGCGGAAAGAACAGCTCTTCCGGTGGTGTGCTGGAAAAAATTCAGGCGTCGAACGACGAGACGACCCGCACCATCGTTCAGGCCATTGGCAGCGCGACGAATAGCATCTGCGCAGCTGTTGAGCAGTACAGCGGAGCGGAGGTCAACGTCGATGCAGACGGTCTCGCACAGCACACCGTGGACTATATCAACCGCAAGACCCGGATGTTTGGCACGTCGCCGCTGCTGACACCTGCGGAAGTATAAGGAGGTGCAGACCCTATGAAACCGATGCTCAAAATCGGGGGCCATGATTATACAAAGTGGGTGGCAGAGGGCGGGCTGACCCCAACAGACAGCGACGTTGATTCCTCGAAGTCTGGCCGCAACACTTTGGATGCGCTGATGGTGCGAAACAAAATCGGCGCGAAGATGAAGTGGAGCGTGACCTTAATGGACATCCCGGAAGAGGTTGCTGCCCAGCTGTCGAAAGACCTGAAGCAGACCTTTTTCGAGGCCACGCTGCTGGACCCGGATGCCGGCCGTTACCTGACCAAAACGTACTACTGCGCAAACCGCCCCTTTGGTGCGCAGCGGTACGACAAGGCAACCGGCAAAACCTACTATGTGGGCATGGCATTCAACATGACAGAACAGTAAGGAGGTGAGCTGTCACGAGGCACAGAACGAACAACTGGACAGAGCTTGCAGCTCGCGGACGCTTCAACATGAACGCCCGCGCCGTCATTGCGGGCAAAGAATACTACCGTATTTCTGCGCCACAAATCAGTCACAGCCTTGCAACGGAACCGCTCAGTATTGGCAACTGCAATGCAGCGTCTTTGAAACTGGATGTGCTGCTGGAGGACGGCGAGGAAATCCCGGAAGCTGCATCGGTCCGCATCATCGCGCAGCTCACGGATTTGGACGTCACAAATCGAACAGAAGTTCTTCCATTCGGTGAGTTCTGGGTCGATACCTGCAAGAACGTCGGAAACCTGTATACGCTCTCCTGCTATGATTCGATGCTGAAGACCTCGCAAGCGATGGTTGACGATTCGGACCGCGAAAGTGACTGGCCCAAATCTATGGCGGTTGTTGTGCAGGAAATTGCGTATCGCATCGGCGTCCCGATTGACCCGCGCACCCGCATCAACCGCGGCATGAACTACATGGTCCCTTTCCCGAAAGGATATACCATGCAGCAGGTGTTGGGCTGGATTGGCGCTTGCAACGGCGGCAACTGGACCATCACCGACGAGGGCGAACTCCGGCTGGTGACACTGACAGCGCCGCCAGCTGAAAACTACCACGTCGTGGACGAGAAGTTCAACGACATCATCACCGGCGACGGCTCCACGCTTGCGTGGAAGCTGACCACCGGCAACAGCGAGATTCAGACCCCGGAAATCGGCAGCGGCGTCGGCTCTCTGGTTCCGAAGGTCTATCCAGTCGTGGACCACGAGTTCAACCGCATTGTCACAGCGGATGGCTTTTTGCTGGTCTATGACAAGACTGGCGCGGTAGAAGCTGAACAGGGCCTTATTCATGTTCCGTTTGTGGGGGGAGATGTCGAGACTGGAAAACGGCTTGTGGTGTCCAAAGTCACCATGACGGACGAGGACGGAAACGCCTACTCGCGGGGCGACGACAGCGGGTTTGAAATCACCGTAGACAACTGCCCCTATTCCTGTCAGGGCATTTGCAATGACCTGTATTCGATGCTGCACGGCATCGAGTATGAGCCGTTCACGGCCCCGGACGCGGTGTTTGACCCAGCCACAGAACTGGGAGATCAAGTCAAAATCGGCGACAAGGTTCACAGCTCTATCTATTCTATGGACGCGCTGCTGGGCATTGGATATTCCAACACCATCAGTGCCCCGACGAACACCGAAGCGACGCGGCAGTATCCGTATCTGACAGAGCGCGATAAAAACCGCGATAAGGTATTTCTGGAGGCAAGCGCTGACTATGGCGGCGTTACGATGTCTACCGAGGATGGTCTGCTGGTCGCAAAGACCGGCAACTCCGCCAGCGGCGTTGCAACGCAGTCGATGACCGGTGCGCGGAGTGCCCCGGTGTCCCGCGCAGAGGTGCAGTATTCCGATGATTATATCGCCATGCGGGCGCGTGACCCTGAAACCGGCCACATGGAAGATGCCATCTTCTATGACGATGAGGTGGAGAAATACCACATCAAGAAAACCGTCCTCATTGAACAGGCGGATGAAATTGCCACGGAGGTGAACAGATTGGCGGAAGAACTGAAGTCCATGGAGGGCGGCGAAGGTGAAGATGCCGTAAACCTCCCGCAGCTGCTTCAGTCTGTCAAAGATGTTCAGGCGGCTCTCACAGAACAGCGCACTACATTGGAGGGGCTGGAAACATCGGCAGCGGATATCAAAACGACGTTGGCTAGTGTGCAGACGGCCCTTTCGGATATCAAGGCCGCTGCGGCTGGTATTCGGTCTGTGGTAGACAAAAATGCTGCTGCGCTGGCCGCAATGGACGAAAAGCTGACAGCTGTGCAGGATGTGCAGACGGCAGACCGGAAAGTTCTGGACAATGTTCAGGCTGACACAACAGCGCTGAAGAAATCTGCCGCTGACCAGTCGGCTGGTTTGGCTGCAATGCAGACCGATGTGACGGCGCTGAAACAGGCCATCGCAGACCAGTCCGCGGAGATGGCCGAAGTTCACGCCACGGTGGATGGACACACCACCTCGCTGGCCGCAATGGACGAAAAGCTGACAGCCGCACAGGGAACGCTGGACAGCATCCTCTCTCTGCTGAAAGGAATGTCTGGCGACAAGGACACCGAAACCGACCCGGACACTGGGACGGATGATAAAACGACCGAAACCGAAAAGGAGGGCAATTCTTAAATGGCTGAAAAACGTATTCAGGACTTCGCTACTGCGACGGAAGCTCTGGACGATGACCTGCTGTTGATCTCTTCGGATGGCGAAACGTACAACATGAAGGTCAAAACCCTGAAAGACGCTGTTCAGGGTGACGCAGACCGCGCCGAAGCTGCCGCAAAAGAAGCGGCGGCGACAGCAAAGCAGGTCTCGGAATCTGTTGGCAATATCGAAGAGCGGGCAACGTCCGCTGAAGTAAAAGCCGCATCCGCCGAGTCCGCTGCAAAGACCGCTGTGCAGGATGCCGCCGACGCGAAGAAAGCGGCCTCTAACACGGAGGGCATGGTCTCCACGGCCCAAACTGCTGCATCTCAGGCCAGCACGGCGGCGGCCAAGGCTGAGGACGAAGCATCTAAAGCCTCCACCTCTGCGAGTGCTGCACAGGAGGCGGCAGGAAAAGCAGCGGACGCTTCCAACAAGGCCGTCGAAGCTGCAAACACCGCAACCACCACGGCTGGTGAGGCCAAGACGACGGCAAACGAGGCCAAGAGTGCAGCTGAACAGGCAACGTCTGACGCTGCCGATGCTGCTGCAAATGTCAAAACCGCAACCGACGCGGCCACGAAGTCCGCTGCATCTGCAAAGACCGCAGAGCTTCAGGCGACCGCAGCAGCAAATACACTGGCCCAGTTTCAGGAAATCATCGAGAACGGCGTTGTTCAGGACGTGCAGTCCGTAGATGATGGCCTGAAGATCACCTACACCAACGGCGGCACCATCACGCTGCCCATCAAGGCTTCCGGCGGGCTGGCGTTCAGCTCTATGTACTACGACACGGAAACCTATTACCTGCATCTGTACGACGAAAACGAGAAAGACGTCATCGACCCGGTGTACATTCCGGGCGGCGGAGGCGGCGGCTCTGGCGGTTCCTCCGGCGTCACCCTGACCAACGAAACCTACGTCAACGGCGAAAAGGCTCTGTCTTTTGCCATTGCGCAGGGTCAGAGCACGGAGGTGTCCTACACCTTTACCGACACTGACCCGGACTTTGGCGGCGCTGCTGCATATTATGTCAACGGTGAGCAGGTGGCCACGGCCAACATCGTACAGAACAAAAAAATCACTTTTGACCCCAGCGCATGGCTGGTGTCCGGTGACAACAAGGTGAAGGTCGTTGTCACCGATGAAAACGGCGCGACCGGCTCCAAAACGTGGAACATCTCGGTTCTGACGGTTTCGGTCACTGCAACGCTGTCGGAATCCACATTGTACACTGTCGGCACGGCGTTCCGCATCATGTACACTCCGGTCGGCTCCGGCATGAGCAAGACCACGCACTTCCTCGTTGACGGCGTTCAGGCGGCAGAGGCCACGACCTCTTATTCTGGCCGCCAGCTCGTGCAGAGCTTGACCATCAATTCCCACGGCGCTCACGACATCGACATCTATACGACTACGACCGCCAGCGGGAACACCATTACCAGCCCGACCGTTCACTTCTGCATCGCAGTCGTGGACAGCTCCAGCACGGTGCCCATCATTACGGTCAAGGACAAAAAGCCCTCTGGCCGTGTGTATATGACCGCCGCGCTTCAGTATATGGTCTATGACCCCTCTACCGAAAACGCGACCGTGAAGCAGTCCGTTGACGGCGTGGAAACCACGCTGACCGTGGGCCGCAGCTTGCAGTCGTGGGCGTACAAGCCTCGCTCTGAGGGTGAGCATACCCTGACGCTGACCTGCGGCGAAACTACCGTCACCATGACCTATACGGCCACAGCGCTGGGGTATGACATCCATCCGGCAAATGTGGACGCGAAGTTTGACTTTGACCCGGCGGGCCGCTCCAACTCCGCAGCAGACCGCGACAAGTGGGAATCTAACGGCATTGCTCTGACCGTGGACAAAGACTTCGACTGGACCAATGGCGGCTTTCAGCAGGACAGCGACGGAAACACGGCCTTTGTCATCCGCGCCGGTCATACGGCGACCATCAACTTCAACCTGTTCGGCTCGTCCAATATTCAGGCATACGGCGCATCTTTCAAGATGATCTACACGGCCAAGAACGCGCGCAAGTTTGACGCTGTGATTGCACAGTGTCTTTCGGACGGCATCGGTCTGGATGTGAACGCCAAGGAAGTGACCCTCTCCACCGAGCAGACCAGCATCAGCCAGTTCGTTTGCGAGGGCGAGTACACTGAGCTGTGCTACAACATCACCAGCCGGACGAAGAATAGCGAGCTGTTCCTGAATTTGCAGGGCATTCCGTCCCGGTTTGCCACCTATTCGGAGGGCGACCGCCTGACCCAGCGCACCCCGGTGCCGCTGACCATCGGCAGCCCAGATTGTGATGTCTGGCTGTACCGCTGCAAGTATTACGACATCAGCCTCGGCGACGCGGACATGATGGACAACTACATCGCAGATGCGCCCGACCCGGACGAGATGATTGCCCGCTATGAGGGCAACAGCGTGGACGACGGCGCGGGCAACATCATCACCGACTGGAATGCAGCATCCATTGACGAGGCGTATATCAACAATCTGGCGAAGAGAAATCCCGGTCTCCGCGTCATCAAACTGCGGGTTCCGCGCTTCACCACCGACAAAAACGATAAGGTCTCCGGCTCCAGCGTCGAACACCTGCTGTATGGTGCGCGGGCAAAAGACTGCTGGAAAAACGAAAGCGTCGTTCACCGCGGGCAGGGCACCAGCTCCAATGCCTACGGCAAGGCGGGCCGCAACATGGACTTTGACTGCAAGGGCAAGTTCGTCTATACGGATGAACACGGCCTGACGGTTGAAGCCGACAGCTATGACATGACGGACGATTCCATGGGCGAAACCTACTTCAACGTCAAGCTGAACATTGCCTCTTCGGAGAATATGAACAACGCCATGCTGGCGGAGCTGTTCAACAAGTACCAGCCGTATATCCGGGCGGCTCGTGCAGCAAATCCCAAGGTGCGCGACACGATGGAGTTCCACCCCTGCGTTATCTTCGTGTATAATGAGAGCGCGGAAGAGGGCTTCACGCAGGGTCAGTGGATTTTCTACGGCGTTGGCGATTTCGGCAACTCGAAGAAAGACAAAAAGGCGCAGGGTCTTGACAGCACCCAGCGCCCCAATGAGTGCATCGTGGAGCTGTGCAATAACACCCACGTCTACAACCGTTTCAAGGGCTATGAGGGCGCAGAAGACGCCTCCAGCTGGGAGAGCGACGACAACCCCAATGCGCCGCTGTCTTTCCGCTACATCGCGGATGGCTGTGACGAGGCCGTAGCCCGGAAGGCGTGGAGCGATGTCATCAAGTGGGTGTATTCCACCGACCGCAGCGCGGCGACCGGCGAAGTTCTGAGCGGCCCGGTGGTGTACGGTGGCGTGACCTATTCCAATGATACGGCGGAGTATCGCGCAGCCAAATTCGTGAACGAGTTCGACCTGCACTTTGAGAGCAAGTCCACCCTGTACCACTACCTGTTCACCTCGTTCTTCACTATGCCGGACAACCGCGCAAAAAACACGTTCCCGCATTGCCATGACGTGACGGCAGAGCATCCCATCTGGGACTACTGCTTCGGTTACGATATGGACACGGCCATGGGCAACAACAACGAGGGCGACCTCGCGCTGGACTATGGCATGGAGGACACCGACCAGCTGAACGGCGGCAACGTCTTCAACGCACAGGATTCTGTTCTGTGGGCCAACGTCCGCGACCTGCTGACCGACCGCCTGAACACGATGGTTTCCACCCTGACGGAGCTGTTCGACGCCGACCGCCTGAACGCTGCCTTTGACGCCTACCAGAAGCTCCGCCCGGCACGTCTGCTGGTTGCAGATGCGCGGCGCAAGTATATCCGCCCTTATGAGGATCTGAAAGAGGGCGGCACGGCCATCACCATGTTTATCCCCATGATGAACGGCACGAAAGAGCTTCAGCGTCACTATTTCCTGAAGTACAACAGTATCTACTTCGCCTCCAAATGGAAGACGGCGGCGGCCCGGAACGACAAGATCACCCTGCGCGGCTTCGCAAGTCCCACCGGCGAGATTGCAGCTATCACCATCACGCCGTATTCTGACCTGTATGTGTCCATCCTGTTCGGCTCCATCCTGAAGCAGCAGCGTTGCAAGCGCGGCGAGCCGGTCACGTTGAGCATGAGCAAGGACACGGCACTGAATGACACCGAGATCTACATCTATTCGGCATCCATGCTGGAAGCTGTGGAGGGCATCGCCAGCGTGTACACCAATCAGGCTGACTTCTCGGCAGCCACCAAGCTGCGGTCTATCGTTATTGGCAGCGATGATTCCGGCTATTCCAACGTGAATTTGACTTCCACCATCAAGCTGGACTTCTCCGCGCTGGCCGTGCTGGAAGAACTCCGCATCGACCATTGCCCGAATTTGACCGCACCGGTGGACGTGTCCGGCTGTGTGGCCCTGAAAGTCGCCAGCTTCAAGGGAACGCCGGTCAGCGCGGTCAACTTTGCTGCTGGTTCTGCACTGGAAACCTGCTATCTGGAGCGCCCGGTCAGCTTGACGCTGCGCAATATGCAGAACATCAAGACCTTTGAGGTGGCGGACGGGTACGCAAACCTGACCGGTCTGCGCCACGAGAACACGCCGTTCCCGGCTGCGCTTGATATTGTCAACGCAGCGGCCAAGCTCTACACGGTACGCCTTGTGGGCATCGACTGGCAGCTTACCGGCACAGACCTGATGAATCGTTTGCTGGGCATGGGCGGCTACGACGAAAACGGTCTGGAAGTCCAGCAGTCCTCACTGTCTGGCAAAGTCTATACCTCCGTCATTCGTCAGGCTGAGGTGGAAAAGTACACCGCAGCGTGGCCCGATTTGGCCCTGACCTATGGCGGGACCGTGCAGCAGTACAAGGTGACGTTCTGCGATTATGACGGGACAAAGCTGACCTTCAAAGATGGCTCCCCGGCAGAAATCCTCGTTGACCGCGGCGCGACCTGCCCTGACCCGGTGGCAACCGGGCTGATGGATACTCCGACCAGAGAAGCAACTCAGGCGGAAGTGTTCACCTATTCTGGATGGGATACTGTTCTGACGCAGGTGTTGTCCGAGCTGACCGTCAAGGCCACCTATACCAGCGTTCCGCAGCGCTATACGGTGCGCTGGTACTCGCAGACCGGCGTAGTTGTGGGCACAAAGACCGTAGACTATGACGCCGAGGCAGTACCGCCCGACGACCCGGAGCGCACGGACGAAGAGGGAAACTTCATCTATTATCTGTTCGACGGCTGGGATAAGTCCACGGCGCACGTCCGGGAGAATATGGACGTCTATGCACGGTGGATTAAAGGCACCCTGCCCAACTTCGGCGACGACCTGTCCAACCTGAATCTGGCGCAGCTGTACGGCATCCGGCAGTCTGGTCGTTCTGCCCTCTATTTCACAGAGGACAACATCAAGACACGCGTTCCGTTCACCATGGGCTATGAGCCGGAGTTCGACAACGTGGAATCTGTGCTGCTGGCTGAAAATATGGAGCTGGACGGCAAGACTTCCAAAGATACCGGCGTGAAGATCATGGACAAGGACACCGGCTGGACGCTGGTTGTGGACTGCGTATTTGACCAGCCGACTGCTGAAGCCTGTGTGGCGGCTTGTTTTACCAAGACCGGATATCACGGTTTCAAGGTGAAATACAGCAGCGGCACGGCCGTCCAGTGGTCTACCAACACTGTGAACAACGGACGCGGCACCGGCCTGTCTACCATCTCCGGCATTGGTACGCAGTATGTATCTGACCAGTACCGTGAGCTGGTGGTTCTGCGTCACGTCAAGGGCAGCCGGAACCTGTTCGTTTATTTCGCAAACCCGAACGGCGACGACATCATTTCTCGCGAGCTGACCAAGACCATCGACACGGCCTCCGACGCGACGCTCATGCTGGGCTGCGACAATGACGGCAAGAACTTTGCGACCGGCTTTCTGTACCGGTGCAAACTCTGGAAAGACGACCTCGGCGAAACTGAGTGCCTGAAGATGGCAGCATGGCCGCGCGAGGAAAGCTATCTGGAGGTTATCGGCACTGGCGGCGCAACCAAGACCGGCGGCGGTACGACCTCCATCGACCTGATTCACGCAGGTCTGTTGAACGGCTATCACCGCATGAATCCGACCAACAGCAACGCCGGAGGCTGGCCTGCATCTGAGATGCGCAGCTGGCTCCAGAAGCGCTATCTGGCCGGTCTGCCCGCGGCTCTGCGCAGGATGCTGGTTTCCGTGCATATCTCGTCCGTTGACTACGGCGCGGGTACTGCTGGCATTCTGGAATCCGAGGATAAGGTCTATCTGCCCTCCATGCGCGAGATGAACGGAACCAATACGGAACCGTTTGTGTACTGTGGTGAGCAGATTCCGTGGTTCACATCTGACCGTGTCCGCATCAAGTTTGCGGGCTATACGCTGGCGCAGAGCGTGAATTTCACGGTATCCAGCACCGCGCCCAAGACCCCTAAAAAGGGCGATGTGTGGATTTGTTCTGCCGACAGTAACGTGGGATATCTCTGGAATGGACACGCATGGGTAAGGGCGCGGTGGTATTGGCTTCGCGATGCTTCGGTGTCCGCGTCTACCGGCTTCTACTATGTGTACACCAACGGTGGTGTGGGCTACGGCAACGGTGCGTCGTACGCCAGCGGCGTTCTGCCCCGGCTTCATCTGTAAAATCTGGCAAAATCTGGGCGGCGTAGTCCGCCCAGACTAGATGCCGTTTACGAGAATAATCCTTAGGCGGCGAAGCCGCCTCGCGGCAAATTCTCTAAAATAGGTTCCATTTTACCGGATTTTATGATATTTTATCGTGGAGGAGGTGATAATGTGTCGGTTCTCGCACGAAATCGCAGACTGTCAACGACAGAGTTTGAAATGAACTGCGCAAGGCTGGTGCAGCTGACCGCACAGCGGGCAGACCATATTCCGGCCCGGTACAAGAAATTTGTCAGGCCCCGGTTGATGGAGCTGACCACCAGCGCATACCATGCGGCCATCATGGCGAATGAGGCCGACAGTAGGACGGAGACCGGTCGAGCAGACCGGCGGAAGCTCTTTGAGCGCTCCATCCGATGTCTGGTTGCGCTTCAGAAACCACTTGTCGTATACTGGAGCCTGTTCGATTCCAAAGAGGGCGGCATCCGGGAGTGGGCAGACCTTGTAAATAAGGAACTGGCTCTTCTCCGCGGCGTTGCACACTTTGAGGATGACAGAGAGGTTCCCATGATAAAGACGTTTGACCTGAAATATTCGGAAGACCGGATGTTTCTGAACAAAATGCGAGAGCTGCACAAATACACCTACTCCAAAATCTGCACCGTACCTTTGGAATATAAGGACCACCTGTCCGACCAGATTTTGCAGTTCGTGGACGATGCGCTGTACTGCACCTTGCAGGGCAACGACAATTTCCCCACGACGCGAAAGCAGTATGAGGCGCGGGATAAGTACCTCAAACGGGCAATCGACAATCTGAACGGATTGCAGCGGCCATTGTATGCGCTGTGGAACGTCATGTGTTACAGTGAGAATATAATGGACGAGTGGGCGGGGCAGATCAATGAGTGCATCAAGCTCCTTTCCGGTTTGCGCAGCTCTGACAAGAAGCGCTTCGGAAAGCTGAAATGATGGTTCCAATGGTGGCACGTTGTTTTAGGCTTTGCCGGTGGTATTGGCTTCGCGATGCTTCGGTGTCCGCGTCTACCGGCTTCTACTATGTGTACACCAACGGTGGTGTGGGCTACGGCAACGGTGCGTCGTACGCCAGCGGCGTTCTGCCCCGGATTCAATGTTTGAAAGTAACCATGTATAAGGGTGAAAATATCCAGAGAATATTGAAGGAACGTGCAACCATCCGTCTGTAACGGCGGTAAATTGATGGCTGGCCTGTGTTAAGGCTGGCGCACCGTATCGGTGTCCCTGAGCGGGGCGGCGGGACGATTCTTTCATGGCAGGTCATGTGCTGGGCCTGTTTCATCACCGCTTCGCAAACCTGTTTAGAATGCACACTATAAGTAGCAGGAAGGGCGTAGATTCTTTGACCAATCGAGAACAAATCATGGCTAGGATAGAGCGAAGTAAAGCTCGGAAAGCCGCAAAACGAGAAGCGCGGGCGCGTGGGTCGTGGCGTGAGAACGGCAGCATTGATCTGGAGCTGCTGACCGTGGCCGCGAATGATGCCGCTCGCCGCTGCTGCTGGCATGGGAAACCGGTCCGGGAGCAGATAGAAACCGCGCTGGAGCCGCGCACTCCCTATGCGGAGCTGCGTATCAAAGCTCTGGACCGGGTAAAGAGCCGGGAACAGCGGTTGCAGGACGTGACACCGCTCGGAGACTTCCGCAGCGTGTTCACGATTCAAAACCTCATGAAGTCTTTGCAGAAGCGCCGGAAAGGCGTCGAGTGGAAAGGCAACGTGCAGCGCTTCATCTTCCACGCAGTCTTGAAGTTGAAACGGCTGAAAGACTCGCTGCTGGAGGGTAAACTGAACGTCGATGCCACAATCCGACGAATCATGCTACATGAGCGCGGCAAGCTGCGCGAGATCCATGCAGTCATGATTGACTGCCGCGTTGTGCAGGGCTGCTATTGTGACAGCTGCCTTGTGCCGCTGACAGAGCGCACCCTGATTCGAGATAACCCGGCCAGCGTTAAGGGAAAGGGCGTCACAGATGCCCGGAACCGGCTGGCAATGTTCCTGAAAGAGCTGGCCGCGAAATACGGCAACGGCTTTTTCATTATGACCGGCGACTTCACAAAGTTCTTTGACCACCTCCGGCACAGCGATTGCCTGAAAAGATTCCGAGAAATCCGGCTTGACCGGATGCTTCAGGGCCTTGGCATGAAGATCGCCCGGATGTATCAGGAAAACGAGCTGCATGAAATTGACGATGAAGCGGAACGGGCGGCAAAAGCGGAGCAGCTGCGCCGGCATAAAGGCATTGGTCTGACGCTGGGCAGCCAAGAATCGCAGACCATGGCGCTGGTTATCCCGAATGGGATTGACCATGCCGTCAAGGACAAGCTGGGCGTCCGGGCCTACGAGCGGTACATGGACGACACCATGGCTGCTGGCCCCTCGAAAGAGGAGCTGAAGCACGTTGGTCAGACTATCCAGAGTGAGGCGGCCGAGGTTGGGCTTTCGATGAACGCCAAGAAAACGGCAATCACAAAAGCCTCCAAGGGTATGAAGTTCCTGCAAATCTATTATAAGGTGACGGACACTGGGCATCTGGTGAAGAACCTCGTGCGGGCTGGCATCGTCCGAATGCGGCGCAAGCTGAAGAAGTTTGCAAAGATGATTCGGCGCGGCGTCATGCGGCTGGATGATGCTTTCGCGTCGTTCTCTGCGTGGTTTGGCAACTCCTATCACGCCGACGCATACCGCACCAGAAAGGGAATGCTGTCCCTGTACTGGCGGCTGTTCCACGGATACCGAATGGAAGGAGTGTACGCATGATTTTTTATAAAATCCTTGCAGATGGCAAGGTGCTGGACGTCAATGACGTGTTTCTGCGCTGGCAGCCCAAACATGGCGTGATGCTCGTCTGCGACCCTGCAAAGGCAGAGTTCATCTGCCCGCGGGATTGCAGCGGGTACTATCATCCGTCGTGGCTCAACAAGCCGCCGGAGGGCGCTGTGTACGACGGCGAGATTGACGCCGAAGAAATCACCGAGGCTGAATATAGAGCGCTGCTGGAGCAGCTGGAGGCGGGCGGAACGGTGGACAACCCGGAGCCTGACCCCGGCGGCACTGGCGGCGAGGATACCGGCACCGGCGGTGATAACACAAGTGACAACGGCGGGCAGCAAAAGCCCGCCGTTGCAGATATAAAGCAGTTGGTTGACACCTGCGCTGGCTTGCAGAAGCAGGTACAGATGCTGACGGACTGCTTGTTAGAGATGAGCGAGGAAGTCTATGGCTAAGTTGGCCGTGGACGTTCTTGCTCATTTTCTTTGCAAAGTTTTATTCGGAAAGGAGGGTGCATTCATGATGGCAATGCTGTGGGCACAGCAGATCATGTTCGGCAAAAAGACTTTTGCTGAGGTTCCTGCCAAGCTGAAGAGCAAGGTTCGGGAGCTGCTGATTGATTCCGGCTGCGAAGACCTCGTCACCGAGGACTAAGCGGGCAAAACAGGAAAGGCGACTGCGTGAAGATACGCGGCCGCCTTTTTATTATGGAGGACTGACCATTGAACATCGACGACATCAAGGAACTTTTTACAGCGGGGGGCGGGGCGCTCGTAGTCCTCCTGACCCTCGTGCAGATTTCGCCCATCAAGCTGAATCCGTGGAGCAAGTTGGCCCAGCTCATTGGCCACGCTCTGAACGCCGAGGTGCTGGAACAGCAGAAGCAGACACAGCAGAAGCTCGACGAACACATCAAAGTTGACGACGAGCGAAACGCAAACCTGCTCCGCACCCAGATTTTAAGGTTCAATGACGAGCTGATTGACGACAGGCATCACACGAGGGAGCATTTCATCGAGACTTTGGCCGTCATTGACGCATATGAGGACTACTGCCGTAGCCACCCGAACTATAAGAACAACCGCTGCATCTGTGCAGTGGCGAACATTAAACGTGTGTACAATGAGCGGCTCCAGAAGCACGACTTTTTATAAGGAGGCATGAGGCGTGAGCGTTATTATCTACCGGCGCGGCGACAGAACCGCGCTGACGAAGAATTTCAGCCGGTACGAGTTCGACTGCCCGTGCGGCTGCGGAACTCAGATGGTAGACCCGGAGCTGGCCGAAAAGCTCCAGCGTATCCGGGAGGTGACCGGGAAGAAAATCAAAATCACTTCCGGCTACCGCTGTCTGAAGCATAATCAGGAAGCGGACGGCGGCACGAACAGCCGCCACCGCTACGGCATGGCTGCCGATTGGCGGCTTAATGATCGGAGCCTGACCCCGGTCGCACTGGGTATCATCGCTCAGGCGGTTGGGTTCGGCGGCGTCGGCATTTACTGGTATGCAGGGAATGCGTTCTGTCATGCGGACACCCGTGGGGCCAAGGCGACATGGCTGTGCGATGCGAAGAAGCACTATCCGTCTACCACCTACCTGAAGTTCATCTTGCCGACCATCAAGCGCGGCTGCGCCGGTGATGCAAACCGGGCAGCGACGAAGATGCTTCAGCGGCTCCTCGGCTTGAATCCGGACGGCATCTTCGGAGAGGCGACCGAGAATGCGCTCCTGAAAGCGCAGAAAAAGTATAATCTGACCCCGGACGGCATCTGCGGCCCTGCATCGTGGCGGGCGCTGTCCGGCGCGGACAAGTACCTTGCCAAGCTGTGAGGTGATACCTATGCAGGAACTTCACATCAACGTCAAGGCCGATGAACGCCATAAGCGCAAGAAACGGCGGTCACAGCGCGGCTTTATGGATAAGGCAGTAATCTATTGTCTGTTCATGTGTACGGTGCTCGACGTGGCTGTTTTGGCGCTGTACTGGCATAGCGTAACGGCTCCGGACAGTCTGGCTATTGCGGCCATGGCTGCGCCGTGGATGGTCGAATTTGGCGCGATGGCGTCCATCAAGAACAAAAAGCCGAAGAACACCACCGACAACGACACTGAAAACGAAGGAGAATAATTATGGATGAACTCATGAAAACCGTTTTGACCGCCTGCATCCCTGCTCTGACCGTGGTATTCGGCTGGGGCCTGAACAAAGCTGTCAGCATTGCAAACAGCTATATCAGCAACAAGTTTGCCCAGAACTGCCTTCAGAATGCGGCGAACGCCGTCTTCAACGCGGTTCAGTATGTGAATCAGACCTACGTTGACGCGCTCAAGGAGGCGGACAAGTTCGACGAGGACGCGCAGCGCATCGCCTACAACCGCGCACTGGCCGCGGCGAAGAAAGCTCTGACGCAGGAAACCGTCACGTTCATCAAGGAAACTTTCGGCGACCTCGACAGCTATCTGAAGCCGATGATTGAGTCTCAGGTTCGCAGCCAGAAGGTCTATATGTGATGTTTTCGTAGCGTCACGCAAACGTCGGAGACCATTTTCGTGACGCGCCGAAAATGGTTCTGACCCGCTTACAAAGTATAAGCGACAGCAAAAAATCAGCGTAAAGCGCGTATAAGAGCAAGGCTCCCTTTGACCCGAAACGGTCAGAGGGAGCCTTTTTTCTTTGCGCTGAGATAAAGCCCTTTTCGGCTGCAAAAATCGAAAGTGGGGCCAAAAGTGGGGCCAGAGCATAAAGAAAGACGCTGATTCTTGACGAACCAGCGTCTAAAAAGGATGGAGCGGGCAATGGGAATCGAAC